GGGCGAGTGGGATGCTGTGCTAAACGAGGCTTGCGCCTTGATGCGCACGCAGCCGCAGCAGCCCGCGCCCGATCTGCTCGCGGCGTGCGACGCGATCGTGAATCTCGACTGGAAAAAGGCATTCACGCTGTTGGCAAGTGAGCCAGTTTGGCGTGGCCATGTGCCGATCGTTGTATGCGATGCGGTAGACGCACTCCGCGCCGCCGTCGAGAGCGCAAGGAAGGAAACCAAATGACCACCAACGACTACTTCACCGTTCTCTTCATGGCGTGGGTCATCGTGTTCGCCACGTTCGGCAATCGCTGGCTGATGCGGTTGGAGGCGAGCAAGCCGTCGTTCCTGCGGTGGCTGTTCGTGGAAGGCGCAAGGAAGCCATGAGCGACACCGGAAACAATCGCGTCCAATGGCTTATCCAGGCACTACGCGCCGACGATGTGGTCTTTTGGCAGCGCCACGAGGTTGCCGATCTACTTGACGGGTTGATCGCCGCCCGCAAGGAAGCCGCCGACCTGCGCGCGAAGGTCGACGCATTCGAGTCGGCCACCAGAGACCAGAAAGCCTACTGCATCCATTGCGGATGGGAGGGTCCATGGATCACGGAGGACGATGGCGGCAATGCTGAGGTCAATGAGCAGAACCGCGAGCACGAGCGGACATGCGCCAAGCACCCAATGCGCGCACTGGAGGCCGAGCGCGACCGCCTGAAAGCCGCAGCCGCGCAGCCGGCGGTGAGTGAGGCTGAGATCGCGGCGTGGGAAGAGGACGCGCGGCTGTTCGACATCTCGACCATCACCGAAGACAGGGACGAGCACTACGACGTAAGCAGCACCTGCATCGAGAAAGCCGTCTCCCTCATGCGTCGCTCGCGTGGCGACGGGGCGCTGCTGCGGTTGCGCGAGACGTTGGTCGGGTGGGAGAGGACCGCTGCGATGTCAGTGATCGCCGGCACGTTCACCCGCGCGAGCATCATCCGCGACGTGATCGCCGAGATTGACTCTGTGCGCGAACTCCTCGCGTCCCAGCCCGAGCCCAAGAGCGATGCGGGGCTGCGGGAGGCGGCACAGGCACTCAAGGTTGCGTTTGATGCTGACAACTACAGTGAGGATCACCTCACGGCAGTATTCAAAGCACTCGCCGCCCATCCGCCCGCGCCGGCTGCGCCCGTGGTGCCTGCGGTTGAGGACGACGAGGCGTTGCTGCGACAGTGGCTCAAGGAGCATGTTCCGACCAGTTCGACGGATCGCGTCATCGCCGAACTGTGCCGCAGGGCGCTCAAGGAGAAGCCATGAGCCACAGCCGAGACAACCGTCGTGCTCGTCAACGACGCGCGAAGAACTACCAGCAGCAGCTTGAGCTGCGCGCGTCGAAGCTCACCGCGAACAACACGCGCCAGCGCGCTAGCCTCTCGATGTTGCTCGGGGCCCTCGATAACATGACCCGCGCGCTGGGCGGCCCGAAGGTCTTCCTCGTGCCAAAGATTCACGAGCGTCGCGACTACAACAACGGCGACCTCGTGCACGAGCTGAGTGTGCGCCGCATGGATTGGGACGGCCGCACGCTGCGTGAAATCGGGGAGTGGCGGATCAACTTTGCAACAGACCGAAAGCTGGAGCAGCTTGGGTATCCCGACTTCCTCGATCTGCGGTGGAAGAACGCAGGCTCTCAGATGGGCATCACGATGGTGCAGTGGCTGCGCGGCCAAAAATCTGTTGACACCCTGTTGACACCGGACCCGCTTTCTGGTCCGATCTGCGGACCGGGCAACCTCGCCCGGCCCTGAAACCGAGAAAGACAAGATGACGACCTCAACAAAGCTCTCCCCGACTCAGCGCGCGATGATCGCGCGTCTTCTCACTGCGACGACGAAGGGTGAACGCTGCCCCTTCATCGGCGGACGCGACGCCGGGCGTGTCGCCAGTGGCTGGTATCGAACGGCCGAGAGTCTGCGCGCCGCTGGTCTCGCGATCGTGCAGCGGACTGGCGATTCGAAGACGGCTTGGCTGCCGCAGTTCGCCCCGCAGTGGGCCTTGGGGGTGCAGTCGTGAGCAACCCCAAGTTCGACCGTCTGCACGTCCTCGCCAACGATCGCGCCCGCGCCCCCTGGGGCTTGGGTTGGGACAAGCTGACCCCGGACCACCGCGAGGCCCTGGTCGCGCGCGAGGTGATGTTCATCCTGCTCGGGCAGGCCGAGAGCAGCAAGCAGTTCGATGCCGCGAAGACCCTCGTGCGTCGCGCGATGGGCTACGAGGTGAAGTCGTGATCGACCTTCTCGCCAAGTGCCCGCGCTGCGGGTATCGACTCGCCAAGATCGACGGCCTCCGCGTCGCGACCTACCAAGTGCGTCGCACCTGCCGCAGCTGCTACAGCGCGTGGCGGATTCTCGTGCGTCCGCTGCCGACCCGGCACGCAGGCGCAGGTATCGCGATGCACGAGCTGTCGTTCGTCGAACTGGAGGTGAAGTCGTGAGCCGCTCCCCCTTCTGGCACTGCAACGTCTGCAACGCGCAGAACCACGAGACCGACGGCGAGTGCCAATACTGCGAGTGCCTCGGCGCCGCCTGCAAGCGTGACAACTGCGACGGCCCCGAGCACCCTGGCAACGCCGACCCCGATACCTGCGAGCACGAGGCGTCCACCGACAAGAGCTACCACCGTGGTGGCTTTCCCTACACCTACTGCGTGCACTGTGGCACCGACCTGACCCTGGAGGTAGACCCATCATGATCTACGACACCCGCTGGCACCTCACCCTCGACAAGGCCTGCGCCTTCGCGCGCCGCCTTTCCCGCAACCCGCAGGCCGACCGTCGCTACGTGATCGAGTCACGCAGCGACGCCGGCAGCAAGTGGTTCGTCTACTGGACGGACCGCGTCCGCCCCTGGGAGCGTCTGGCCGCCGTGTTCGAGAACGGCGAGGAGGTGTGGCGTCGCAAGGCAGCTTGAAAAATTTCTGTTGTCACCCTGTTGACACCGATAGCGGGAGTCGCTCTGATCTACCGGGTCGAGCGACTCCCGCTCGGCTTTCAAACCCAAACCAAGAGAGAAGTCAGATGAGTCACGAGATCCGCAGTAACGACAGCTTCGGTGAAGTTCGCTCCAACGGCCAGCGCGCATGGCACGGCCTCGGCATCGAGATCCCCGCCGGCCTCGGCGCAGTCGACGCCTTCAAGCAGATCGGTCTCGGCTGGGGCACCGAGCTGCTGCCAGTGTTCGCCGACCGGCTCACTCCGAACGGCGTCGAGCGGCTGGAGATCAGCACCCACAAGATGCACGTGCGCTCCGACACCGGTGACCAGCTCGGCATGGTCAGCGCCGACTACAAGAAGTTCGACAACGAAGAGGGCGCCCGCTTCGCCGACACGATCCTCGGCGAGGACGCCGCTGCCTCGGTGGAAACGGCCAGCTCGCTCTACGGCGGGCGGCGCGTGTTCGTGCTGCTGAACCTGCCGAAGTCGATCGTCGCGAAGGGCGACGACATCGTGAAGCCCTACATCTGCCTCAGCTGGGGGCACGGCGGCTTCGCTTCGATCCAGGGCGGCGCCACCGGCGTGCGCGTCGTCTGCGCCAACACGATCGCGATGGCTGACCGCGAGATCGGGCAGAGCGGTTTCCGGTTCATCCATACCGGCAACGTGCAGGACAAGCTCAAGAGCGCTCGCATGCTGCTCGGTTTCGCGACGAAGCAGATCGAGCGCATGGCCGAGCAGGTGAAGGCACTGGCCGCGACGCAGATCAGTGGCGCGCAGGTGAAGGAGTTCATGAACGCGGCGTTCGAGGCCGCCTTCCCGCGCCCGGACGCGAAGGACATCGAGCTGTTCGACAAGTGGGTCGCGAAGAAGAGCGAGACGTTCGAGGAGTGGCGCCAGCTGTTCGTCAGCGAGCGCAACAATGGGATGCTCGCGATCCGCGGCACGGCCTGGGCCGCGTTCAACACGGTCACCGAGTGGCACGATCACGGCCGTGGCCGGACCGACGAGGGCAGCGACGTGCGCGTGCACAGCAACCTGTTCGGCGTCTCCCGCGAGGCGAAGAGCAAGACGCTGAAGCTGGCGCTGGCGCTGGTCTGACGGGCTCGTGCAGCGCGCCCTCCCTGCGCTGCCATCCACACCGCTGCCGGTCGGCCACCGGCGAACCTCAACCGCAAGGACAGAGACATGACAGTTATCGAGAAGCCCGTCTCCTGGGCCCCTGAAGTGACCACTGACGCCACCGGCAAGTGGTATGGCAACGCGCTCCGCTTCGCCACGCGCGAGGAAGCTGAGGCGAACGCCCTCGACCTCTATGGTCGATGGATGCTCGTGCGCGCGACGCGCGCCGTCGAGTCGCAGGACCCCGTCAACTACAAGTGGGTCGAGGGTCGGCTGCAGGCCGTCGAGGTGGCCAAGTGAGACTCTCCGAAGCGCAGAAGGAACACCTTCGCCTTGCCCGCCCAGGGTCCGCGCTCGTGCGCTTCGGCGTCGAGTGGGGTCTCGTGTGGCAGGACGCCGACAGCGCGCCACGCGAGCGCTGGCACGGCCAGCTGGTCAAGGAGATGCACGCTCCGAGCAGCCGCGAGGCGAACCGCTACCTCGGGGCCGGCGCCTCGATCCACGACCTCGAGCACATCGTGGTGTGGGCCGGCGCAGAAATCGTCGGCCGCACCCGGCGCGCGGTGGTAGACGCGCTGCGAGCGGAGGCTCTAGTCTGATGGCTGGCTCCCCTCCCGTTCGCGCCGCGGACATCGACACGCTGCGGCGTGCCTTCAACGACGCCCTTGACCGCATCATGGCGCAGCGCATCGCGGACGATCACTGCTGCAACGTCGGGTCGTTCGCGCTGCCGTGCGACCTCGGCTTCGTGATCCTCTCGGTGCCCCGCACTGCTAGCCTCGCCGACTACCTCGCCACGATCGCGCGCCTAGCGAGCCCTGGCACCCAGCCGAGCCAAGAGACGCTCGTCTACCCGATCAAGCCTGACGCGCCGCCGAACCGGCTCAACTGATCTTGCAACCTGACGACACCCTGTTTACCTTCTCTGATCCAAACATGAACCTAGACATCACCATCACGCATCGTCTTTCCCCCGCCATCGAGCAGCTGCTGCAACGCTTCGTCGGCTCACAGCCGACACGTCTCGCGACGCCCGACGGCAAGACCGTCGAACTGAACAGCGCGCCGATGCCCGCAGCCGAAGAAGCGCCGCCAGTGAAGCGGCCCCGCAAAACGGCCACCATGTCCGACACGACGGCCGAGGCACGGGCAGCCGCTGCCCCGCCGCCCCCACCGCTGGCCATCGTGCCGCCGACCGCCGCTCCAATCCCCACGGCCAGGGTGCCCGGCGCTGGCCCGTCGATCGAAGACGTGGCCAGGATGGTCTCGGCCACGATGGATCGCATCGGCGTGCCCGCGATGCGCGCCGTCTTGAAGAAGTTCTCCGTCGGGCGCGTCCTCGAGCTGAAGCCCGAGCAGCTGCCGGCGTTCTGCGCCGCGCTGCAGGAAGCCGAGCAGATGGTGGCCACGTCATGAACGCGCCACGTCTGCTGAAGCTGGCGCGCTTCCTCGAAAAGCTGCCGGCGCGCAAGTTCGACTTCGCGTCGGTTGTTTCTAGAGCACGCAATGGCTGTGGCTCAGTGTGCTGCGCAGTCGGGTGGCTGCCGGCAGTCTTCCCGAAGCTGGCCAAGTGGGAGGACCGGGGCTTTGGCGTTTCCCTTCGCGACGACTACCACACAAACTTCGGCGCGGCTGAGGTCATCTTCGATATCGGCTGCATTGCTGCAACGGATTTGTTCTGCCCCGAGCGCCTTCGTGATTGGGCCGACCAATCGGTGCTCCCTGAAAAGGCGACACCGAAGGAAGTCGCGGCCTCGATCCGCGCGTTCGTCAAGTGGAGGCGCGCACAGTGACCGAACGCGCACACGCCCCGTATCCACCGTCCGCCGCAAAGCGGTGGATGCGCTGCCCTGGCTCGCCCAGGGAAGGCACGGACGACAACGTCTACAGCCGCGAAGGCACCTTCGGGCACGCGGTCGGTTCGCGTGTCCTGAAGGAAGACATCGACACCGTGCACTCGCTGCTCGGGCTCACCGACGGTGAGTTCACGCTCGACCGCGAGCTGGCTGACGCGATCCAGGTCTACGTGAACGTGTGCCGCGAGATCATGATGCTCGGCGGCATCAAGCCGGCGATCGAAGAGGAGGTGGCCCTGTCTGACGACGTGTGGGGGACAGCCGACTTCGCGTGCTGGAGCGCAGACGAAGAGACCCTCGACGTGGTCGACCTGAAGCTCGGCCGAGGCACCTACGTCGATGAGACTGACAACGAGCAGCTGCAAATCTACGCAATCGGCGTGATCAAGAAGGCCGGCCGCCCCCTGCGGAAGGTCAAGAAGATCAACCTCACGATCGTGCAACCGCGCTATGTCGGTGGCGACCCATCGCGCACCGCGACCGTCACCGGCGACGAGCTGGCCGCGCTCGAGCAGCGTGTCCTCCAGGCCGTGGTCGCAACGCGACAGCCGAACGCGCCACTCGTGGCCGGTGATCACTGCAAGTTCTGCCCGGCCGCCGCGACGTGTCCCGAGCTGCGCAAGCAAGCGCTCCAGGTGGCGATCGACCTCTTCCCCACCGGTGATGCGCTGCAGATCAACAGCGCGCCCGACATGAGCCTGTTCCGCACGATGCCAGCCGACCAGCTCGCGATCGTGCTGAAGAACCTTCACACCGTCGAGAGCTGGATCGAGACGATCCGCGAGCACGCGTTCAAGCGAGCTGTCGCCGGTGAAGCGGTCCCCGGCCACAAGCTGGTCGAGAAGATCGGCAACCGTCGCTGGCTGTCCGACGAAGTCGCGGCAGCGATGCTGCGCCACTACGGTATCGACCCGATGGAGAAGCCTGCACTGATCACACCGGCCGAAGCGGAGCGCAAGTCGCGCGCCCTGAAGCCGCTCATCGCAAAGATGGTCTCGCGCCCAGTCACCGGGGTGGCACTGGTGCCAGACCAAGACCGACGGCCGGCAGTCAATCCGGTCGCGGAGTTCCAGATCCTGCCGCCCCAAAACTAGAGAGCAACAAACCAATGACAGACATGAAACCAGTGAAGACGGTCGACCCGTGTCGCATCGTCGCAACGAACGTTCGCCTTGCCTATACCAAGCAGCTGTTCGTGCGCGGCAAGAAATACAAGGACTCGCTGCCCACCGAGCCGCTCGTTTACTCCGTCACGCTACTGCTGCCGCCGACGACGGATCTGAAGCCATACGTTGACGCGATGCGCGCCGCGATGGTGAAGGACTTCAGGAAGATCAAGAACATCGAAGGACGCTGCAACCCGATCCGTCGTTGCGACGGCAGCAGCAACAAGGGCTACGCCAATGGGTGGTTCCACATCAACGTCAGAAACGAAGCGCAGCCACCGGTGGTGAACGCTCTGCGTCTGCCGATTACTGACCCGACCAAGGTGTGGGCGGGCCAATGGGCGAACGTCGTGCTCGATGCCTACGGTTGGCGCGACGAGGGTGTCAGCTTCTCACTGCAGGCCGTGCAGATCATCCGCGATGGCGCGGACACCGATCCCGATGGCCCGCGCATCGACGGCCGCGGCAAGCGCGTCGACCCGAACGAGGTGTTCGAAGCGCTGGAGATGCCGCCGGAAGTGGGTGGCGACACCGGTGACGATCTGTTCGCCGGCCTCAAGTTCTAGTCGAAGAAAACTCCAGGCAGCCGCCCCCACCGGTGCGCAGTCCTGGGGTTCCCGGACCCGGTCGTCGCGTCTCCATCGCGACGGCCGGGAACCGTTTCCTTCACGAGCACAACCATGAAACGAAAGCCCAACATCCCTGGCTGGGGCCGCCGGCTCTGGAGTCGACGTCAGCAGATCCGTGCCTACCGCGACATGATCTTCCAGGCGAAGCGGCGCGTGCGCGCCGGCCTGCCGGCAAGACCATGATCGTCGGCGTCGACATCGAGACCTGCAGCGCAGCATCGCTGAAGACGCAGGGCGCCGCGCACTACGCCGAACACCCGACCACGCGAGTGCACTGCGTTGTGATCACCGCGGAAGACCTCGGTGGCCAACGCCTGCGCGACTGGTGGACGCCGGGCCAAGAGCTGTCCCTGTTCTCGCGCGAGTGCCTGACCAACTTCGTTGTCCTGGCGCACAACGCAGCATTCGAGCTGAGCATCTTCAAGAACATCCTCGTGCCGCACTTCGGCTTCCCGATGCCGGGCCGGTGGCGCGACACGATGTTGATCGCAGCCAACCACAACCTGCCGCTCGGTCTCTACCAGCTCGGCGTCGCGCTCGGCACACCGCACCAGAAGGACCAGGAAGGGCACAAGCTGATGCTGTCCCTGGCCAAGGTGAAGCAGAAGAAAGGCGTCTGGATCTACCCGCAGCCAACTGCAGAGCAGCTCGAGCGTCTCGTCAAATACTGCGCTGACGACGTGGACGCGATGCTCGACTGCCACGACAAGATGCCTACGCTGCCGCGCGAAGAAGCGCAGATGGTCGAAGTCGATCGTCGCATCAACGAACGCGGCGCGATGATCGACACCAAGCTCGCGGTCGCAATCCAGAAGATGGCAACGAAGCGAGAGCACGAGATCGCGCACGTCGTGCTCGACGACACGCTCGACATGATCGGCGTGCGCAATCCTGCCCCACTGAAGGACTGGCTCCGCGACCAGGGCATCGAGCTGCCCACCGCGGTGAGGAAGACGAAAGACGGTTTCCGCAACACGGACTCGATCGATCGCAACGCGATCACCGAGATCCTCGCGCGCAACGACACGCCCGAACTCGTGCGCGACGTGCTCGACCTGCGTCTGGAGACTGGTCGTCTCACGAGTCTCGCGAAGGCCGCCAAGGTGCCGCGCGTCGTTTGCGCCGACGGCCGCGCCCGGTGGCAGCTTCGCTACAGCAAGGCCCACACCGGTCGCTGGAGCAGCGAGCAGCTGCAGCTGCACAACCTGACGCGCCCGACCAAGAGCTACAAGCAAGTCAGCGGTCCGTTTCTGCACGCGATCCGCACCGGCAACCTGGACCTCGCCTCGATGCTGCACTCGGTGCTCGAAGGCCTGAGTTACTCGCTGCGAGCGCTCGTGATCGCAGGACCAGGGCTCGATCTGATCGGCGGCGACTTCGCCGGCATCGAGGCACGAGTCATGGCCCTCGTTGCCGGTGACGAAGAGAAGCTCGCGGTGTTCCGTCGCTACGACGCTGCTTCCACCGCGGCCGAGCGCGCCGTGCTCGACCCCTACATCATCGCTGCCGCCAAGATCGGGTCCGACAACCGCGACCTCGGCAAGGTCTGCGAGCTGGCCCTGCAGTATGGCATGGGCGCGATCAAGTTCCGCAACACGGCACTGAAGTTCGGCGTCACGTTGACGCTGAAGGAAGCTCGGCGGATCCAGCTGGCGTGGCGGCGAGCGAACAGACTGATCGTTGACTTCTGGCACGCGCTGCAGGACGCGGTGGCCAAATCGATGGAACAGCCCGGTGTCCGCTTCCTCGTCGGTGATCGCATCTCCGTGCTCTGCAGCAAAGACTGCTTGCGGATCTTCCTGCCGTCAGGTCGCGCGTTGCACTACTGGCGGCCACACCAGAAGGACGTGGTCCGAGCCATCGAGACGGTGGACGACGAGGGCAACATCGTCGTGCAGGAAGTCCCGATGCGCGAGCTGCGCTTCATGCGGCCCCACAAGCAAGGCATGCGTCCAGAGTCGACCTACGGCGGCAAGCTCTCGGAGAACGTCGTGCAGGCAATCGCGCGTGACGTGCTACGTGACGCGCTGCTGCGGCTCGACAGCTGTGACCCTTACGACCAGATTGTCCTCCACGTCCACGACTCGATCGCTGTCGAGATCCGCCCCGGTCTCGGCTCACCGGAAGAGTTCTGCAGCGTCATGGGCGAGGTGCCGACCTGGGCCCCCGACCTTCCCATCGCGGTAGAAGGCTATCGCGGTAGACACTTCAAAGGCTAGTCGCTACTCTGTCGACATCATGACCACAGTCACCGTTGCTGCCCTTGTCGAGCAATACCGAAACAGACAAGACCCTCCTGTCCCGCTCACGGTTGTCGCGCGTCGCGGCAAGATCAGCCGCCAGCATCTCTACAGCCTGCGCGACGGTGCCCAACGGCCCGGCCTCAGGATTCGCTTCCGCCTCGCGAAGCTGTTCAAGGTCTCGAAGAAGACCCTCGACCTCGCGGTGGCCAACACCGCGAAGCGGAGAAAGCGATGAGAGACGAAGTGCAAGAGATGTCGATCTTGCTGGAGAAGGCTCGCGACCTCGTCACCGGTGAACGCAACGGGTCCTATGGAATGCCGAGCGAGAACCACGGCCGCACCGCGGCACTCTGGTCGGCCTACCTCGGCGTGGAGGTGAAGCCGAAAGATGTCTGCGTGCTGAACATCTTGCAGAAGTTGTCGCGTGAACGGCACCGCCCGACACGTGACAACCTGATCGACGTTGCCGGGTATGCTGCGAACGCCCACGCCTGCGTCCTCGCCGAACTGCCATGACCCACCTCCTGCCCCACTGCCCCGACTGCCGGGAGCCGCTCTTCCCCGGTGTCGATCACTTCTGCGAACCGATCGACCGCCTCGAGTCCTCGCGCGGCGTCATCTACGGCGTGCTCGCTGCGCTGGTCCTCTGGTTGATCTTCTTCGGCGCCTGGAGATTCGTCTCGGAGACTACCCACCCGGCCGGTGTTCGCGCCGGGCCTCAGTCTGACCGCTGAGGGAACCCCCGTCGAGAGCGGGAAAAGGTTCTGCCCGTGCCCCGCCCCTTGGAGTAACGCCCACAGGGGACGGGGACGGGGTGTTTGTGCCCCGTTCGGTTAGTGGTAGGCCACCGGGATTTCACCCCGGCAACGCCAGTTCGATTCTGGCACGGGGTGCCACTCTCAGCGCGCCTGCCGGCTCGCTGCGCCGCTGATCAGACCTCGGATGAAGTCTGCCCCGCTGCGCGCCTGGACCGCTCCAGAGGCAACGTCGGCCGCGTAGCCAGCCCTGGCCCCGAGGGCGCCAACCGGCACACCGAAAATGATCCCGAGCAGGGTCAGCACGTCCCTGAGATCCTCCCCCTCGGGGCCCCGCACGTTGCCCTTCTTGTCGACCTGCAGTCCCATCGCCCGTCTGGCGCCCCTGGCGGTGCCGCCAAAGGCCTTCTCGAGGGCCGTGATGGCAGGGCTGCTCGTCATGCGATCGTTCCAGGGCTGGTTGTCCAGCATGCTCAGGGCGCTGTTGGCGCCGGTGCCGAACACGGGCAGCTCGGCGGCCAGGGACCGCAGCTGCGACAGGAACAGGAAGTCGAGGGTCAGCACGTCCACGTCGCCGTCGCCGTCGTCGTCATCCCACTGGCCGCGGGTCGTGCGCGTGATCGCTTCGGCCAAGAGCATCGGGGCCATGAACCCGAGCAGATACATCTGGAACGCGACGCCCGCCTTGCCGAACCCCATCTCGTTGCCCATGCGCACGAGCTGGTCGGCCTGCAGGTTCGCGAGCGTGTTGAAGTAGCCCGAGAACATCGTCCAGATCCGATAGAAGGGTGTGCCCTCTTCATATTGGGCCACGTCGGTCGGGTCGAAGCTCGACTGCGTCATGCGCACCGCGGCGTCAGCCTGCTTGATCGCTTCGGCCTCGGTGTTCTCGTCGGTGATGCTGCGCGCTGACTGCTCGTTCGCCTGCTCGTAGGCTCCGGTCCACACCACGGTGTCGACCATGTTCTGGAGCCATGTCTGCAGGAAGTAGCCGTGTTGACGCGACCACTTCTTGAACTTCGCGAACTTGCTGGGGTTCGTCGACAGCTCTTGGATCCGCTCGAGGCTGTCGAACACTTGGTTCTTCTGGCGGTTCGACATGAACCCGCTCTTGTCGGCGATGCTCTGAAAGAGGTCACCGCGCTCGGTGAGGAAGCGCCACATCCCCCGGAACAGGTAGCGCGGCTTCACCTTCAACGCCGCGACGAAGACACCGGTCAACTGCTGCAGCGCGTTGCCGACGTTCGCGAACATCATCGAGATGCCGGCGTTGCTGCGCGCACTGCGCCAGAAAGCGTCGATCGTCTTGTTCTTGCCTGCACGCGTGATCGACTGCGAAGCAACGCGCTGCAGCCAGGGTAGCAGCATGTTGTTCCACACACCGGGTTGCGTGCCCTCGAGCACCGTGGCGACATCACCGTGCTTCGCGAGTCGTTCGATGTCACGGATCACCGGCTGCAGGATGCTGAAGCGCAGCACGTCGTCAACGTGCGCCGGCACCATGTCGAGGTTCAGCATCAGCGGCTCGGCGAAGTTCTCGGCGCGGTCTTTCGTGAAGCCCTTGCCGGTGCTCGCGAACTGCTTGCGGAAGTCCTTCTCCAGGTCGGCGAGACTCTGGATCCGGTTGGCGCTGGCCGCGTTCTCGTCGAGCTTCGCCGGCATGTAGCCGCCTCGATATGTGCCCCACGGTGTCGCCACCGGCACAGCCTCGACTTCCTTGAAGTAGAAGCCAGACAGGTCGTGGTGCGCCTTCTGCGCCAGCGGCTTGATCTCTTCGTTCAAGTCCCACACCCACTGCACGAAGTCGTAGCTCGCCTTCGTCAGGCGACCTTCGTCACGCATCCGCTTCGTGAACGCGTCCCACTCGCGAGTGTCGAGCGTCTCGCTGTCAACATCATAGGCTCCCCATTTGCGACCGACGATCAGGCGGCGCAGGTTGCCGAAGTTTCCGGTGTGCAGCAGCGCAGCAACGAGTTCAGCTTCACCGAAGCCGCCGTTATCCTTGCCGAAGACATGCAGCAGCTCTCCCTTCCGGTCTCGGAATTCGATCTGCCCGAGCTTCATCTGCGAGCGCAGCTCTTTCACCCGGTCAGCGATGCGACGCGTGAACTCGTTCCGTTTGGTGACGTAGCGGTCCACTGCGTCGCGGATCGGCCGCCAGAAGTAGCGGGTGAAGGCGCCGACCTGCGCGCCGTCACGACGGTAGGCCCAGTGCTCGGGGCGGTAGATCAGTTGCTTCAGGCTGTTCCAGGCGCGGCCCACCGCGGTGACCGGCTTCACTTCCTTCGGTCCGCTCTTGGCGTGTTGGGCGACGACTTCGCCGGCCACATCGGCGAGGGCCTTGTTGCCTCGCTCTGTCGCAAACTGCTCTTCGCGGAGCGACATGTTCCAGAGCGCTTTGATCGCATCGAAGAGGTCGCGGAACTCGTCGACGGTGAGGTCACGCCAAGTGTTTACCGTGCGTCCATCAGCAAGAGCGTTTGCGGCCCACTTCTGCGCCAGCTCGATCTGCGGCTGCAGCTTCTCGGCAAGGGCCGGGTTGTATGCTTGGAGTTGACGGATGTAGTCGCCGGGCGCGCGATCTCCTGGGGCGAGGGTGAAGGTTGCAGCGAGGTATCGAGCTACTGCGACGTAGTCGACATCTCGCGAGGCTGCGAGCTTGGCGTCGGAACGGAACAGCTTGCGCACCAGCTCTCGAGCTTCTTCGATCGTCTCCTGCACCTCGATGGCTTCCCGCTCCATCTGGCCCTCGATCAGCTCACGACGTTTCTGCGCAGCTGCCATCGCGTGATCACCCTTGATCAGGAATCGCTCGGCCTCACGACGTGCACGCACCTCGGCCTGCGCATGCTCGTGCGGTCGAACCAGCCCCACCGGTTGGATGCCTAGCACGTTGCGGGCATGCTCACGCGCGGCACGAATCATCAGCTGGATCGGAGCGGTGATCTTGCGCAGCCACTTCAGCTCGGCCGCGACCATCTTCGTGCGCACTTGGTTGTGGAGCGCCTTCTCGACCAGCAGCTTCACCTTCGCGGGGTCGGTGAGTTCGCTGTGCTCCGCGGCCATGCGTGTGTCGGTGCGCTGCTGCACGACTTCTTCCTTCGGCGGCGCAGCGGTCAGAGCTTTCACGAGAGTCTCACCGGACGGGAAGCCGAGCATCTGCGCGGCGGAGTCGAGCGGCAGCCCATTCAACGCGAGCATGCCGCTCGGGCCAGTGCCGAATTTCTGCTCCAGCTCCTCGGTGGTCTTGTCACCGACCCAGCTCAGGTTGCGGAACTCGGTGAGGTTCAACTTGAAGGGCCGCGCGGTGCCGTTGTCGTCGAGCACGCCGTGGCGCAGCCGCTGCTCGGCAAGGTAGACCGGTTCGGTTTCGACCTTGGCCCGCTCTTCGGCTTCGACCTTCTTGCGGATCGTGCGCGTGTAGCGTTGGACCTTCTTGGCCATCGTCGCGCTGTTGTCACGGCCCCACTTCATCGCTTGCAGGCTGGCGCGCTGCAGCTCGTCGGTGGCGACGGCAGAGCTGTCGATGCTCTCGAGCACGTAGTTGGCCCAGTCTTCGTCAGACATGTCGGCCGGCTTCTCGCGCAGCATGGGCGCCATCGCGCGCTCGGTCTTCGCGGCCTCGATTGCGTCCTCGCTCGCGACCATGCGGTTGAACACGTCGCGCACCTGCGGTGTGAGGCCCGGCAGATCGACACCGTGCTCTTGCTTGTAGTTGACGTTCAGCACGTTGAGCACGCCGCGGTAGACCTGACGGATCCACCGGCCGAAGACGCGGAACATGCGCCGCTGGTCTTCGTTCACGCCGGGCCCGAGACCTTCACCGAAGAAGTGCTTCTCTGCGTTGTAGGCCCAAGCCTCGTCGTGCTGCTTCTGCTCGGCGAACGACATCTTGTTCCAGGTCTCGATGTCCTTGACGCCGAACCAGTCGAGCACCGTCTGCGCATCGGCCTTCGTCTGCTCCGACGCGGTGGCTTGCGACGCTGTCTCGAACAACATGCGGAGCCAGTAGTGGCTCATCTCGTGCAGCACCGTGCTGGCGTCGGCGTTCGGGTTCAGCCAGACGGTCTTGGTCTTGATCTCGAACTCACCGCGCGGCCGTTCGGCGCCCGTCTGCGCGAGCCGCTGGCCGGGGCCGGCTTCGATCGCGGCTCGCTGTGCTTCTTCAGCGAGCGCCTGCGTCTGCGCCTCGGGCCCGAGCAGACCCTGCTTGGCCTGCTCACGCTGCTTCTCAGCTAGCTGGGCTTCTCGCTCGGCGGCGGCTCGCTGCTCGACGGCGGCTTGCCGGGCGTCGATGGCGGCTTGGGCTTCTTTGATTCCTCGGGCGTCGTAGCCGGCGAGGAGTTGTTCGAACGCGTCACGCCGATCGCGTAGCCACGCTTGTAGATCGGGTCGTCCGCTGAGAGCAGGGGCACTGAGAAGTGTTCCCCCTTGAGGGTCCGCTGCCCAGTCGTGTTCTTGTCCGTATTCGCCATCTACGTAGATCGCACCATGTGAGGCCAGTCCCAACGTGCTGCTGGTCTTGGCCAGAGCCGTCACACCGGCGAGAAAGGTCTCATCGGTCTGAGCGAACGGCACCCTGGTGGTGTCGTCCCTGAAGTTTACCACAAGGAACTCGTTGCTGCCCATGCGAGTAAACTCGGTCATGGGCCCGACGTGCTGCTTCAACGCTTGGTAGAAGGTGTCGACCGCGGTGGCATCGGGATCCTGGGCAAAGCGGAACAGCACGCCAAGTGCCATCTGGCCACCGCGCACCGATCGTTCCTCGGGTGCCTGGGCAGCATAGGTTTCGGCGTCCTTCTGCGTGTCGAACGTGCGCAAGGTCTTGCCGGTCTTGTTGACGACCTTGAATCGTTGCGCCTTTTCGCCGCTGTCTGACAACACCCGATTGTCAGGGCGGATCCACGGCACTGCCTTCTGCTTGAAGATGTATTGGACGATGCGCGTGTAGAGCCGCACTTCCTTGACGCTGAAGTCCTGCCCGATCTGCTTCGGCGCCAACAGGTGGCTCAACCAGTTCGGCGAGATCTTGCCCTCGAAGCTGCCCTGCGCCGCCGTGCCGAACCCGAGCACCACACCGAGCCGGGCCGCGATCAGGTCGTGGCTGTCGTCCCCGAGGATGAGGCGCACCGCTTCACCGGTGAACTGCTGTCGCACTTCAGGCGACGCGGCGTTGATCGGGTGCGCGAACGTCGGGGCCGGCACCGTTTCCCAGGTGACGGTCTGCGACATCGCGGCGAGATCGTCGGCGAAGCTTCGTGCGCTCGTCTCGGCTGCGGCCTTCGTCTCTGCGATCGTGGGCTGCAGCGCGAAGTGGCGCCAGTTTGCGAAGTGGGCCCGCTGGTCATCGGGAGTCGTCGGGTAGACCGCAACACGCTTGCCCTTCTTGTCGGTCTCGTAGGTGATTAGACCGTCACGCAGGCTCTTCGCGTTGGTCTGCTCCATCACCTTCTGCATCTCGTATCGGGTCTTCATGCCCGTCCACATCGCAGCCTGCCCCTGGTGTGGCAGCCAACGCACCGGTGCGCCCGCGAGATTCTTGCGCGCGATCAGGCGCCTCGTCTCACCTTCGACGAACGAATACTTGTCGCCACCTTTGCCCTCGCCGCCTTGCTCGTTCTCGTAGCCGAACACGCGATACATCCACACGTCCGCGGTGACGGCCTTATTGATCCGTTCGAGCAGATCAGGATCGAGGTTCAGCTTGGCGACTTCCGCCTGCGGCTGGGTGTGCACGATCTCGTGCATCAGGTTGAGGTAGAAGTTGTTCGTCTTCCGGCCGCCCCACGACTTGCCTTCGTAGAGCAAGGCTTGAGCTTTCTCGTCGAGCGCCGGCATTCCCGACTTCAGAGTCTCACGCGTGCCGCCGTTCTTCCAGTGTGAGTAGGACCGAACCGCCATGATCAGGTTGACCCAGATCTCGTTGTTCGGCGAGTAGATCGCGATCAGCTGGATCAGCTTCTCGGCATCGAGCACGTTGCCGCCGGTGACTTCCAACACCATGCGAGTCGACTCTTCATACCAATAGCGACCGACCTCGCCTTCCTCGATGCGGCTGCGCAGCTGCGCGCGAAGGGACTTCAGGTCTGAGTCGGTCTTCACCCACTCTGGCGCGCCGCGGATCTTGCCTTCTTTGGTGCGAAGCGGCTCGTAGTCGGCCCACTCTTCGTCTTCGGTGCGCGTCTGACGGAACGTGCCCGGATCGACCTCGCGCTTCGGGCGCTCGAACTGGATCAACAACTTCTCCAGCGGAGTGTCAGCTGTCGTGAAAGGCGACTGCTTCTTCGACTCGCGTTGCTTGTAGGTGAGTTTGCGCCGCAACACGGTGTTGCGCGCCTCGACTTCACCGGCCAGCCGCTCGTAGGCCGCGAACGGACGGAGGGTCGAAATCTTCGCCAGCACCAGACGCTGCACGTTAGGCGACATTCCGTTGAACAACTGCGTGGCTTCCTTGGCAGCTGCGGCAGTGGCTTCCTCCGAAGCTCCGTCTTGCGCCTGAAGGTCTGACCATCGCTTGCGCACTTCCATGTAGCGCTCGAAGTCATCGACCGCCGCCGGGTCCGTCTTCTTGATCTCGGTGAGGACGCGCTCGAAGTCGGCCTGCTTGATCTTCTCTAGGTCCGCAGCGGTGAACTGATTAGTGTTGCCGCCGAGCGCGAAGCCCTCGACCTCTTGGATGACGTGCTGCAGTTCGTGCAACAGGATGTCGTCAGGCGACTCCGAAGCGTTCAGGTTGACACCGATGCCGATGTTGCTCGTGAACCCCATCGTCGAGCTGGACGAACGGAACAACATCACCGGCATGTCGCGCAGCGAAGGGTAGGCTTCGAACAGCGTCGGGTGCTCGAGCACGTCGCCAACTGTCAACGTCGTCAGCTCCCGCGGCGAGAACCGGCGCATCGCTTCGCGAGTCGAGACCCCACGCTTCTTGGCGAACGCGGCCACGGTGGACGCGGTGTCTGTAGGACCGATCCACTTCGCGTCACGATCACTGATCTCGTATCGCCACTCACCGTCAGCGCCCTTGAACCAGCCAGTCTTGTTTCGAATGGTCTCTGCGTCCTTGCCTTCGGCGAGCATCTGCTGTGCCTTGCTGAAGTCGAACAGGTTCGCCGTCTTCGACTGCATGCCGGCGAACTGCGGCAGTGTTTCACCGGTCGGCGCCCCGAGTCGCACCTTCAATCCGTTCTTCGCGTCCCACTCGGCCGGCGTCTTGCCCTCGCGCGCGGCCATGATCTCGACGTTCTGGCGGTAGAGCAGCGAGTAGTAGCCGACCTGTTCGGTGGTCAACCGCGGGTCGTTGCGCAGCTCGACACGAAAGCGGTCCTGCACTGCGAGAGCCTGCTTGTCCCAGTCCACCACCTTGGCCGATGCTTCGGCGACCATCTGCTGCGTTGCCTTCGCGTTCGCGTCCCTTTCTGCGAACCACTCGTCAGCACGATCGAGACTCCAGCCGTTCTTCAGGCGGATCGACTCGCGAATCGCAGGGAACAGATCCGTCGGTGCGATCTTCGCCGCGAAGTCGCCCATCGGGATCATGACATCGTCGCCAGTCTTCTCTGCGATCGTGAGCTGACGGAGAACGTCAGGAAGGTCACGCCCCAGCTGCTCACGCGTCTGGCCTGACTTCACGAGACCCTGCGCGAGCTTCGGCCCCTCGATGTAATAGGCGTCGGTGGGGCCGGCAGCCGCTTGCACCGCGGCAGCCACGGCGTCCGGGTTGCGCTTCAGCACCTCGGACTTCGACATCGATTCGGCAACACGGTCAGCCAGCTCCACCGCGGCTCGAGCCTGATGCGCTCGGTTCAGGTCCGCGGTGAAGTGTAACGCCGGGCCGAGCGGCGCGATGAGGATCATGCCTTTCGCAGCAGCCCACGCGGCTTGACCCGCCTCAGAGACGGCCTGACTGAGGGTTGGCCCGATGTCGGTCCCGGTCTGCTTGGCTGCGAGGTTCTCCGCGATGGCCGACTCGAACTGCTGCACCCCTTCTTCCCAGGGCTCAACAAGCAAACCGGACACGGTTTCCTTGGCGAGGCGTTTCCAGGCGCCAGCGATCGTCGGCTTCGTCAGACCGAGAGCAATCTTGGTAGCGCTGACGAACGGCTTGCCGAGCACAGCCGTGCCTCCGACTTCAACGAAGCCGGCGGCGATTGCGTAGCCGATGCCGGTCTCCAGCGCAGCCTCGTGCGCTTGATCCGCGGGCACACCTGCCGCAGTCAACTTGTTGTAAGTCTCCTCGTATTGGTGACCGAACTCGACCACCGCGGAGTAAGCGAATGCTGCAGACAGGGCACCAGTGGTGAACGCAACTCCACCGCTGATCGGCCCGCCGGCCAGCGTGGGATACGCGAGCGCGGCGCCCGCGGCGACTGACGCCAACGCGGGCTCGACGAGCTGGCCGAGTGTTTTCGCGAACGCGTCGAGCAGGCCAGTCGCCTGGAGGTCCGACATCCTGGTGATGTCTTGGATCTCGGTGATGCGATCCTCTTCCTGTGGCGTGAGCTTCGTGTTGTGCATACGCGCCCACGCACGCTTGGCGAACAAGAAGCCTTCCTCGTTCGTCACCTGCCCGGCTTCGGTGCCCTTCCAGAACCAGTCGAAGTGTCCTTGGGTTTCCTGCAGGTTGCCCAGGTCGTCGTGCCACAGGCGAGCGTTCGGGATCTCCTTCAGGTGCGCAGTGAGCGCAGGCGTGAACTGCTCGAAGTTCAGCTCCTTCAGCCGCTGCTCGCGCAGCAAACGCTTCACTACGTCAGGATCCGCGGGCAACGTGCGTGGATCGACACCGAGTGCTTTCGCGGCAGCGTCCAGGTTGGCCGCTTGCGCCGGGTCCACGTCGGCGACAGCGCGAAACACGTCTCGCAGCGTTGCCGCGTCCTGCTGCCGGTGGAGCGCGATGATCCCATCGAGTCGTCCGGCGCGTTTCTCCGGTGGCTCGGGTTCCTGATAGGGCGCCGGCTCAGGCGCCGGCTTCGGCTCCTGCAGCTCGGGCTCCATCATCTGATCCTGCGGCAGCGGCTCTTCGTAGTCGGGCATCACTTCGACTCCACGAACTCGGTCTTCTTGTAGCGCTTCCGCATGTCAGTCAGGAACTCCTGCTCAGCTTGCGTGAAGCTGAGATCCGGCTTCGTGCCGAGTGGGTTTGCACCGCCTGGGGTGAGACCGAATCGGACCGGAGCGTTACCCGGCAACCGCGTGTCAGGGATGACGCCCTGAACGATGTCAGCATCGCGCAGGCCGTAGCCGGTGATCTCTTTGCGGTGTTGACTGAGCACGGTTCGAACTGCGTCTTGGTAGACGGACTGAATCTGCGTCAGCTCACCGGGGCGGGCCGGTGAGGCAAAGCCGCGGTCTCGTGACGGCGTCTTGCTCGTCTCTACGCGCTCGCGCTCGATCTCGCCTGTTGACGGTATCCGTCCGTAGACACCGCGATCTGCTTGGTAGCCCCCGCGCACTGTCTTCATTTCTGCGGCACGAGTGGCGAGCATCTGCCCGTATTGACGGTTGAACTCGCGGTCGAACTCGGCGGGCAGCTGCTGCATCAGTGTCGCCGCTCGAGTCTTGTTGAGCACCGAAGCGATCTCCTTCGCGTCCTTCGTGCGCTGCAGACGATCACGTTCGAGACGCGCGAACTCTGCGGAGACCTCGGGGTAGGTGGGGTCGACTCCATGCCGATCCGCTTTCATCTTGTCGGACAACTCGTCGAACGTGAACACCCGGTCGTCCTCCTTGGTCGACGCCAGATTGACTCGTTCCCCGGTGACAAGGTAGGCCTGCGATGGCATCTGCTGGCCCGACATCTGGAACTCCAGACTGTAGGCCTTGCGAGTCGCGGCCGTGACCTCACTCTTCGCCCGCTCAACCTCTTCCTTCGTCATCATCACGGTGGGCAGCCACTTGTCGTCGACCACCGCGCCGTTCTTCCAGACATCCTCGATCGCGAGCTTGTAGAGGTTGTTCTTCAGCGTCTTGCCTTCCGCGGCCAACTGATTGACACGCAGCACTACTGCTTCGTGAAAGCGGCTCTCGCGCGAGCTGATCGAGTCGCGCGCCATGCCACCGCTCCCCGGCGTCGACTTGAAGTTGTCGTAGAACAACGATGCCTGCAGGAAGTTCTTCTCGGCGACATCGTGCTCTAGAGCCAACGCGTCTTTCGGATCGAGTGCTTCACCGCGTGCCTTGCGCCATCGCAGTGTCAGCTTGCCGAAGTCCTCGGGGCTCATGCGATGCGCGAACGACTGCGCCAGCTCCACGTGGCTCTCGAAGCGATTCGCGAGCATCTTGTCGTCCATCGTCTGCTCTTCGAGACGAGCCTGATCCGTCGTCACGAACTGCTTGCCCTGCAGTGTCCACAGATCGAAGGCCGCTTCCTTGCCGGTGGCGCGCAGCTTGCTGCGCTCACTCTCCGGCAAGGCAACCGTCGGGTTCAGCGACTGCCACGTCTGCGCGTCGGTGAGAGCTTTCTCACCGGCCCGGCCGAGGGCCTCGTGCTGCACTTTGTCGTTGGCGAGGATGCGCTTCTCGGCCGCGTCGTGCGCCAGCAGACTGATGCTGCCCTTCTCGTGCAGCTGCGCAAGAGCGTCGAGCTGCTCGCCGAGGTCACGACCCGACTGTCCTAGCACGCGCGCGATGTGGAAGCCCTGTTCAGCGACACCAGCTTCCTGAACATCGCGTTGCAGGCGTGCGCGTGTCTCTTGCGACAGCGTGACATCCGGGCTCTCGCGCAACAGATCAGCCGCTTCGAGCGCGCGATTCGAGCCCACCAAACGAGTGATGATCGACCCATAGAGGTTGTTGTCAGCGTGCTGCAGCAGTGCTTTGACTGCGTCAGGCCCGAGACCTTTCTGCGCTGCGAGCCGCTGCAACTCGGACTGCATCGCTTTCCGGTTGTCGGTGAACGCGGAAGGCGGGCCCTTGTCCGGCCCCTGGGGCGTGATCTCACCGCGCGCGACGCCCTCCGCGTAGCTGGCGTCCACCGACGACTGCTGCGACTGCTGCCCTTGCTCTTGCGGCATCACCGGCGCGGTGGCCGCGAAGTAGCCGTTGCTCGCGTCGAGCATCAGCGAGTTGGCTCGCGCCTCGGTCTCGGCCATCTCGTAGGCCGAGATTTGCTGCATGTAGTGCCCGTCGACCTGACTGCGCACGTGCTGGTAACGCGTCTCGTCAGAGGCTGCGATCAGCTTGCGTTGCCTCGGGGTCAGCGGGTCGAGGATTTGGCGCCGGTGGTCGTCGAGCGCGGTGATGATCTCCTGCCGCTTGTCGACGGCCTCGCGGCCAATCCGGTTGGTGTAGCCCTCGGGCGAGAACATCAGCGTGCGGTAGCCGTCCGCAATCTTGGCGTCGGCTTCCTGGGCTCGAGCCAGATCGACGCGCCCTGTCAGGATCTCTTCGGTGCGCTGCGCTTCGCTGCCAGCCTCTTCGATCGCTCTGCCGGCCCGTGCCACCGTGGCCGGCACGGCGTTCTCCTGCGGAACGACGCTCGTCGCTTCGTAGCCGGGTCGGCTCGCCGGCCGGCGGCCGATCGTGAACGTGGTCGGAGTTTTCATTCGCGGCGGTTCCGTGACTCGCTGTAGCGGTTCAGGCTGCCGAGCAGCGACGTGCCCGCGGCACCGAGCGAGAGCAGATCGTTGCCTGCCGAACGACGCCGGTTGCGGGCCGAGACACCGACCAGCAGGCCGCGGTTGAGCGCGTTGACACCTTGCGTGCGCGCAGCAGCGGCAGCATTCGCCGTGTTCAGATCGATGGACATCTTGTCGACGGCTTCGATGAACTTGCCGCTGGCTTGCACTTCAGCTGCGCTGCCGGCGCCGAGCCGCATGCCTCGGCCAGCCATCGTCGCGGCGCGAGTCGCAGCGTCTGCGTTGGCCTGCAGTCCGTAGCCCGCCTTCTCGAACGCACCGGCCTCGATGATCGACTGCGCCTCGCGCTCGGCCTGCCGCGCGGTGATTGCGCTCATCGACGCCTCGTGCTCCAGGGAGAGCGACTGCGTCTTCAGCTCTTCCTGCTGGGCCTTGACGCCGAAGAAGGTGCCAAGGGCAGAGAGGCCTCCACCGACGAGCTGCGCGACCTGGGAAGCGCTGGGGCCTGTTGACACCGCTGGCGGGGCTGGCGTCGCCAGCTGCGCCGCGGACAGACCGGACGCGGAGGTCCGGCCGACCGGCGGGGCGCCGCCGTAGGGGTTCAGCTGTGGCGTCACGCCGACCGGGCTGAAGTCGGGGAAGTCCAGCTCGAACTCAGGCAGTGGACCCATCGGCAACGGCCCCTGGGGCTCGGGACCCTGCGTGCGCAAGGTCAGGTTGAAGAGCTGAGAGACGTTGAGCCAGGGATACATGATCAGTCGCCGCCGAGGACGACCTCCAGTGTGACACCGACGACGGTCAGCGGCAATGGTGTCGTGTGCTTGATGAAGACTTGCCCGTCCGCCGACCACGCAGGCGGCGATAGCACCGGGACGCGTTCCGTGCGCAGAGTCTCCACGGCGAGCAAGCCACGAATCGAAGCAGCTGCAGCGTCAGATGGAGCCATATCAGTGAGTGCAGGGCCAAGACGGAAAGGAGCCGAGTTCGCGACTCGAACATAGACGTTGCTGACAGCCTTCGGCTGCGCCTGCGCGAAGCCGTCAATCTGTAGTGCGATCGGCAAGGTCTGCAGCTGCGCGTCGATCGGCAGGCCCGCGGTGACCTTCGTGATGATGGCACCGAGCGTGTTCTTGATCTCGCCAGAGCTGTTGACAACTTGCTGCGGCAACACGATGCCGTTGGCGAGAATGGACACCGTCTTGCCGATCAGATGTGAGAAGCCACCGATCTGCACGCCGGCAGTGAACGACCCGGTGACTGTCTTGCCGCAGTCGACGAAGAACCAGTCGGCCGCCGCGCCGAACGCGAACGGGGTCAACGCTTCGATGTAGCGCACCGAGGATCCGTTGACCGTGCGCCGCACGATGAGATAGAGCGTGTCTTCGTTGCCTTCAGTGACCGCAAGACATGACTCGACGATCGCGTCGCTGTCACCGAGCGTGTGCTGGTGCCAACCGAGCACTTCCTGGTCGGGCACGTCCGTGAGCCCCAGGAGTTTGCCGTTGCTGCTGACTGCCCACGCGATCGGGTAAGGTGCCTTCGCGAACGTGAGATCGACGATCGTGAGATTGTCGAACAAGTGCGCGGCTCGCAGCGAGAGGTCTCCGGGCACGTAGCCCTGCGCGGTCACACGGTAAGTGAGATCCCGCAGGTGTCCGCCGCGCGCAGCGCAGAAGAGCAAGGTGTTGTTGACGAGCACCGGCCTGACGTGGCTGCTGCCCACAAAGCTCGCCGGTCGCAGCGCGATCGATGACGGTGTCAACACCGCGGCATCAGGCGAGTTGACCACATACTCGACCGCGCTCGTCAGCAAGATCAACTCGTTCATCGAGACGCAGTGCTGGATCGGGCTGAACTCGTTGGACGCGATCGGGAAACTGATGCGATCGTCGTCGAGCACCGGGATGTGGTAGCTCATGTCGATCTCGGTGCCAGATCGCGTCATGCGCAACAGCTGGTCGACGGCGAAGACCCTGCGCTGCTCGTGGTAGCAGCCCGCCTCGGGATAAGGCGACACCGTCAGTGTGGTGTCGAGGATCGAGTGCCCCTTGTCGATTTCGGGTGTGATGTTGTCGTCTTTGAAGGTCAGACCTTCAGTGACTCCGATCAATCCGTAGGCTCCAGACAACTTCTTGTAAACACGATATCGCACTGCGCCCGTGACCGCGGTCCAGGTGATCGTGTTGTAGGCCCCCTCAGCGTTGAGGTTGTTGTCGCGCGTCGCAGTCGCCGGAATCGGCGGTTGTGACTCGTTGCCGTCAGCGTCCACCGCGGTGACGCGGTAGTTGTTGATACGTTCGGACGAGGACGGCACGGCCTGGAACGAGCCGCTCGAAAACGTGCTCGCCCCCCAGCCCGTCGGATTCGTGCCGTCGACTTCGAGAAGGTCAAAAGTGCTGCCACTCGGATTCACCGCGCGGAAGAACCGCGGCCCCAGCGTGAAGTTCGGCGTGACGAAGACCACCGATCCGTAGATCGATTCTCCGTTGATCCAAGTCACGGGACCGATCACTCGCAGCCGCAGCGTGGTTCCTGCGGCGACTGTCGCGTCAGTGATCGTCGTCATGCCGGCGGACCCGAGCGCGGCAACCTGGGACCCCGGTGTGGGTAACGTCGGCGTCGGCGCCACGATCACGACGCGCCAGTCCGTAGCGCCATAACGTCTCAGCTCGCGCGTCGGCACGTCGCGATGCGCCAGCGTGATGATGTCGTTAGACTGCCAATAGCGCACAAAGGGCAACTGCGCGCCAGTGAACGGGTGCTCGACTTCGTATTGCCCGGAGAGTGGCTGCTTGTGCCAGAAAAGAGGGTTGGTGTCCGGCTGCTTCGCGCCGACGCCGCTCGGCCCGCTCGCCTGCAGCGCTTGGTAGATACGGCCGTCCGGCACGTAGGTGACGAACTGCCCGACAGTGTAGTCAGTGCCGTTGCTCCAGTTCGGGGCGCCGCCACCGGTCGGGTGCATCACCGGCGCCTTGTTCACGAAGAACCGAAAATACTGCGAACCCATCTCGATCGCGACTTCCTGGTTCGACGAGAACTTGAAAGCGATCAATCGCGGTGGCGCAGTCGGGCTACCCGTCGTGCCAGACACGATGATCTGCATCGAGCCCGGCCGGTTCTTCGCCGGCCCGTGTGGCAACGTGACGAAGTTCTTGGCGAGCGCGAGGCCCGTCTGGAACCTGATGTCGTCGATGCGGCCGAACAGCTCCGGCGTCACCTCGCCGCCGGCAAAGGAGCGCAAGTAGGACTTCATGCGCTAACCTCGATTCCAGGGCATCCTGTCGGGCGGCGGCCCCTTCTGCTGGCGGTTCGCGTCGATCGCGGCAGCGTCACCGGTCTCGATGCGCGCCATTGCCTCGAGCTTCTCCGTGAGCGCGATGTCCTTGCGGGTCGGGCCCGAGATGAACGCGGCGAGCCTGCGCGCCACGGCGAGCTTGAAGCTGTGCGGCACGAGCGTCTTGCTGCTCATGCGCTTGTTGTATTTCAGCAGCGCGGCCTCGACGTTCGTGTAGAGGACACGCCGACCTGAGCTGTCGACCTCGATCTCGTAATCAGGATCGTCGACCTTCATCAAGGTCACGTTCTCGGCGTTCGGGAATCGCCACCAAGGCGGCACTTCGCCACTGGTCGTCGTCGCTCCTGGCGACACGACTCGAATCGGCGTGTCCATGTCAGGCGGCGGCAGGTAAGCGAAGGCCCAGTCGGTGCGCAGGTCGTCCTTCACCACCGCTTCCAGGGCCTTGACGGTCGTGGCGAAGGCCCAGCTGTGCGCTTCTCGAGTGTGCTTGAATGCTTCGGGATAGAATTGCGCGCAGACGCGAGCCTGGGTTGACTGGTCGACCGTCACGTCGAGCGAGAACACCTTCGCCGTCTCACCGATGTAGCTGAGCGCGATGTTGCTGATCTCGACACCCATGCTGTTGGCTGCCGCGGTGTCATCGACCAGCGCAGAGTAGATCGGATCCCAGGTCGCGAAGTTCTGCTGCGCGAGAAGGATCTGCCCGAGCGCGTTGTAGTGCAGCCCGTCGATCGCCTTGTTCGTGTTGCTGCGCGTGTCGGTGACGCTCGTCGTGCCAGCCGGGTCACTGGCCGCGACCTGCCACAGAGTGTCGTAGACCAGCTCACGCTGATCTTCGGTGCCGGCATAGGTGCTCGGTCCGCTGAGCGCACACGGCATCGATGGTTCGCCGACGAACACCCGCAACGCGTCACGGAACAACACAGCGTTGGAACCGAGCCGCGCGGCCCTCTGTGCGTCCGCGGTCGGGTCGTTATCGAACAGGTTCAGGATCAGCCCGCGGAAGCGAGGCTTGTTGCCTTCCGCGACGATGAGCGCGGTGGCCGACGTGATCGCATTCGTGAGAGCCGTGTAGAGCGAACTCGGGCTCGACGGATGGAAGTCCAGACTGAGGATGTCATGGAACCAGCTGGTGAACCCCCCGAAAGGGACCACAGGCGCGGGCCCGAACACCTGCCCGTTCAAGAACGGCGAGATCATCGAAGCCGAAACAGTCATCGGCACGATCACGAGATTCGCCAGTCGCGAGCGCAGGTGATACTGCAGCTCGGGCATGAGGTTGACCGTCGGCCCCGCTGCGTAGGCTACACGCGGACTCTGGAACGGCGTGCTGTCAGGGATGTAGTAATCGAGCCCGGTGAGATACACCGGCGCGTTCTGGTCGAGGTAGAAGGTGAGATCCTGCAGCACCGCGTTGGGCGACTGCATCGTCGCCAACGACTCACACGAATTGGCGCCAGAAAGGATGCAGAAGCAACTGCCTGGGGGCGGGGGCGTGAGCGCAACGTCCAGCGTGATCGACGTGGCCGTGAACGCAGTCACCTTGCGGACTGTGTCGTCGTAGGTCTGGAATGAATGCGTGCCGGTGCCGGCGTCAGCAAACGAGATCAGCGTGGTCCCACCCGCTGTCGTTGTCAGCTTGAAGTCGTCGAGCGTCGTGAACGTGAAAGTGCCGGCGACAGGAGAGAACACCACCGCGGACCCAGCTAACGTCAGTGACACTTGGAAGGTGTTCGCTGTGGCGTTGATGATGAAGTAGTCGATCCCCGCGGTGAGTCCCGAGACACCGCTGGCCCGGACCCTGGCCCCGTTGACGAATCCGTGCGCGACTGCGTCCAGCGTGTTACCGACAGTCACCGCGAAGCTGTGCGCAGTGCGCACGTAGTAGTCGGTGTCGGCCACGAGGCCGCCGGGCAGCGTAGCAGTGCTGACGACGTGGAGTCTGGTGTTGGCGGCCAAGCCGTGCGCCGCCGCACGGATGACGGTGTTCGGGAACGTCGCGTCGAACTTCGCCGTCGCAGTGAACGCTTGTATCGCGCCCAGGACCAGCACGTGCCGCCCGCCGTTCGCGGTGACCGCTGAAGTGATGGCGTCCGTGGCGCTGGTCTTGAACAGGACCGTGCTGGTCGAGTTCGTGAGCACAGTGAGCGTCTGCGCGCCGCCAGAAGTCAACGTGACCACTGTGCCACCAGGGCTGCGCGACACCTGGAACGTGTCAACGGTCGGGTTGATGATGTAGTAGGTGGTGTTGAGCGCGAGCCCGGTAGCGCCCACCGTGCCCGTGATCGTGATCTGGTCTCCGCTTTTCAACCCGTGCGCGGTGACCGTGATGGTGTTGCCCGTGATGCCGGAACTCGAGTCGAACTGACCAACCGTGTGCGTCTCGGTCGTGTGACTGTCGAGCAGGAAGTGGATCGTGCCGTCAGGCGAGAGCGAGGGACTCCAAGGAGTCGTCACCGTCGCCAGGATGTTGGTCGCTGCCGCAGTGTCGAGCTTGCGGAAGTTGCCCTGCCCTGTGCTGTTGGTGCGAACGTAGACCCAGCTGTCTTTCTTGGCCGACGCGGACATCGCGCCGGAATTGAGGTATCCGGCTGTCAGAGTCGTGTTCGCAGCGATGGCGCGCGAGACGTTGTTGCTGAAAGGCCTCCGCGCGGCCCAAATGCGGCCCCCAGGGATGCGGGCCTCGTAGGGGCGTTGCGAGCTGACCGAAGGGATCGGCGGGTGCGAGCTGCCGCTGCCGAGCCACCGAGTCAGGTCGAGGGTCGGGACATCGTCGAGCAGCGCAAGGAACCCCGCGAAATTGCTGGAGCCGACTACGAGGATGACATCAACGTCGGCCATGCAATGCGTCAGCTCAGCAAGTCGGAGCCATCCTCAGGGGGAGTGAACACGCGCGGGATCGGCACCGACACGGGCGGGGGCGGCGCCGCGTCAGGAGACACAGGAACGAGCACGCCGCGCGTGAGAGCTTTCCCGTCGTGTTCGAAGACCTCGCCAGCAGCACGATGCGTGCTGTCGATGTAGCAATCCTGAAGGGCACGAACATGCATGAGAGCACCTACACGCCTGCGGCGTTCCAACCAGCGGGGAAGGGGGTGGCGACATCGTTCTGCCCGTTGAGCACGAGCCGAAGCCTGAACGCTCCCGCAGTGAACAGAGGGTTCGGGTTGATGATCGTCGCCGTCTGCACGACGATGCCGACGTAGACGTAACGTCGACCGGGAGGCTTCGCCGGAGGACCGACGATCGCGTTCGAGAAGCCGGTCGGAGGGAGTGGGAACTCGATCGCGGCACCGATCCCCAATCGGGCGAGCGGGACGAACTCGCTCACGCCCAATTCCATCGTGTCGACTGAAAAGCCCTGGTCAGTGGCAAGGGCGAAACCGAGGGCCATTGTCAGCCCCGCGTCGGAAGACGTAATCGCAGTGGTCACTTCCAAGCGAAAGATGATCGGCGTGCCACGGCCGACGTCTTCGATCACCTGGAGGTCCCACATCGTCTTCGTGCCAAGCAGACCACCCGGCAACGGATAGAAGATGCGCGGCGGGAAGACGGCTTCCGCCCCTTCCGGCGCGTCGAGCATCTGCGACGGCAGAGCTATCAGGTCCGCATTGGACATGTCGAAGCTGACAGCGACATCATGGATCATGGGTTACCTCACGGGGTGGCGAAGCCACTCAGGTAGAGCTTCGGCTCTTGCGAGGCCTCGAGTTCGATTTGCGCGTCGAACGCGCCGGTCTGAAGAAGCCCCTGCACGACGTAGCGCGCTCCGATGAACCGACGGCCGATCGACTCCTGCGGGTTGAACTCGACGTGAACCATCGGGCCACCGAGTGTCAGCTGACCGTCAGCGACGCTCCACGCGATCGGCAACGTGCCGTTCGTCGTGAAGTCGACCGCGATGCCTGCATCCGCGTTCGCGCGCGAGGTCGCCACCTTGAAGTTGTCGAGGTCGACCTTGATCGCAAAGTAGGTCGTCGCCACCAAGAGGTTCGTCGGCATGACACCGGCGCCCTGCACAGCGAACACGACAGGCATGCCCGTCGCGAGGTTGTGGTTGGTCGACGTGATCGTGTCGGTGCCGTTGGTGAAAACCTCCACCGTGCGCGGGCCGCGATACGCCAGCGGGCCCGAACTGCCGAGCACAAGCACGTCGGCGAGCGCCACATCGGCACCCGAGCCGGCGTCGGCGTCGAGCGTTTCCACGTCACCTGCGACGACCTGGAACTCGACGGTCGGCAAAGCAATCATCGCCGCGCCCGCGCCGCTGTCCGTGGTCAGCGCGACTGGCGTTCCACCAACACCATTGAGCGTGGCAGAAACAGTGAACGAGTTGGCCGTCGGCACCGTGTTGACGTAGTAGATGCGGCCGATGGTGAGACCGGTCGTGGCCCCGAGAGAGATGAACGTGACCATGTTGCCCGGCCTCAGACCGTGCGCGGTCAAGTTCACGAGGTCGCCGGTATCGGTCATGGTCACCGTGATGCCGGCCGGCGGCGTGCCAATCGCCGCAGGGAGCACCGACTGCGTCGTGCGGAAGCACATCGCGATGCTGCGGCCCGCGCCCATGTCCTGGCGCGCGAGCCGGTCGATGCTGCTGGTCGAGAACGCAGTGCCGGTGATTGCCTGCGCGACCGAGACCTTGTTGTTGACGTCTCCTAGCATCACACCACCTCCGCTTCCGTGTTGAGGATCTTGTCGACAGGACGGATGGGGTTGCCGAGGAACGACAGCCAGCTGTGCGGCATGCCGAACTGCGTGAGCCCTTGCTCGATCGTGACGACGTTCTGGCTCTTGTCGAGCGCGATCTTGGCGAGCGCGGCGTGGCAGGTGCGGTTCATGTAGAACACCCTGCGACCGTTGCCGTGCGGCAGCCGATAGAGCGCGTCCGTCATCTTGTAGATGATGTTCGTGTCTGCGGTCAGTGCCTGCGAGTTCGTGCGCGTGCGCACGTCGGCGACCTTGATGTTGCCGACACGCACGAGACGGCGATAGTCGCGCGCGACCATGCCGCAGTTCCAGACGTATTGACTGACCAGCGCCAACATGCGCTTGCCGTCGGTGAACTGGATGATCTGCCGACCGAGGTCGGTGTTGTGCAGGCCTGCTTCCGTGCCACGCGGGTAGGTCATGAACAACTCGTCACCCCACTCTGCGAGGTAGATCGAGGTGTAGACCGCACCGCCGCCGGTGAAGCCGGTGTTGGCTGTGACGAACTGCGGATTAGCGAGAGCCGCGATACGCGTCGCGATGCCGTTGAACTCTTTGCTGCTCGTCTTGGTGTTGCCGTAGATCATCAGCTGCGTGAGCGTCTGCTCGAGCGTCTGGATGAACGCGGCGTCTTCACCGGCGCGGAACTCGGCCGCGTTGCCGTTGAGGTTCGCTTCCGCGGCGTCGACCTCGGACCATGCCTCGATGATCGACATGCCCTCGGTCTGTTGCGCGACGGCCGACTTGCTCGGCAGCACGCCTTCGTTGTAGTCGCGGAGTGACGCGGCCGGCAGCGCGGTGCGCACCGAGAACTGGTGGCCCGTCGGCAGGTTGCCGGGCATCCACATCGGATCGAACAGGATGTCGTTGCGCTGCAGGAGCAGCTCGGTGACAGGTTGGACCTTGCCAGCCGGGTCCATGTATTTCGCCAGATCGGCGAGCGTCAGTCGGGTGTTCGGAAGAGCAGCCATGTTTCAGAGTCCTCTACTTGTTGTAGGAGTCGGCCAGACGCTCTTGTGGCGTCTTCGGTGGCGGACTCGCGGGCGTGCCCTGGACAACTTTTCTGTCGGGGCTCACCTTGCGACCGATCGCGGCGAAGCCAGCAAGAACTGTCTTGTGCTTCGTGAGACCGGCGTTCAACAGCAGTTGACGCAGATCAGGACAGAGCGCGAATCCCGCTTCCGCGAGTTCGAGCGTCTCTTGCAGATTCTTGCCACCGACAACAGGGTCGGCCTTCGTCTCTGCAAGCCATCCAGCGATCATCGACGCGGTGTTGCTCTCCTGCTGCTTGATCAGCGCGGGGGCAACTTTGTCGACGATCTTCTGCGCGGCGTCATTCGAGAGGTTCAGTTCGCGGGCGACTTCGGTCAGCGCTGCTCCAGGCTGCTCCCCAACTTCGAAGCCGTCAGGTGACGGCTTGTAGGTGTAGGGCGCGGGGGTCCCACTCTTCGTGGTGTCCCCGGCGTTATCGTCCTTGTCCTTACCGAGCAGCCCAGTCTTGTCGGCTGGTGCCGCCGGTTCCTTGCCCGCTGCCTTCTGCTCTCCACCCAAGAGTGCTTCGCCCGACGAGGGCGTGGCATTCGCGATTGGAGCCGCCGGTGCTTTGCCACCGGCTGCGGGCGTCTTGCTATCTGCAACTGTCGTCGTCATTGGTTGTTTCTCTTCGCGGCAAGTCGTTGAGCGTTCTCGCGGACCATGACCGGCCAGAGTTCTGAACAGTGTTCCAAGATCAGGCTGTAGATGTGCAGGCCCTCGCTACGGCGGCCTTCTGCGAACGCAGTTCGATGCGTCAGCTCCGTAGCGCTGGGGTCGATTGACAACTGGTAGACGCCTGCGCGTTCCAGCAGCCCCCACACGAAGGTGCGGCCGACCTCGCTGCTCAAGATCCGCTGCACGATGGAGACCTCTACGGCTCGCTCGTGGCGTTCACGCTTGGCCTGTTCGGCCTTCGTGATCTCTTGCTCGACGATGTCCGTCGGATCATGCACGACGACGGACGCTAGCCAACGGCCAGCGACTTATGGGGTCGGGGCGGCCTTTTTCTTCTCGCGGCGCCGCTTCACAACGCGATGTGCAGCGCACGCACCGCCGACGCCAGCAACACCGAGGCCTCCCCAAATCAGTGCGTCGAACCAACCGCGAACTGCCGCGTCGACTGCACCTGCAGCCGCGGTAACCCCAGGGCCGATGGGAATGCCAACCGAACGCAGAGCCTCAGTCGCCAGCGTGCACCCGCACACCAGCAAGAAGATCAGCGGGGCGCCTCGGGCAACGAGAGCGAAGGATTCATTGCTTTGAGGAGTTTCAGCCATGCGTCGAACTCACGTTGCGAGATGTTCTCTGTGACGAGTTTTCGAAGATCATCGCGCATGTCACCTACGCCCTTCACGATCTCCGCTTGCCCACCCTGCAGCTGAACAATCGCCGCGTCCATGCGCGCGTAGAGCAGCGTCGCTGAGACCAGGAAAGCACCGAGGGCCCACACCGTCGGAGCCTTCAGCCACGCGGTAGCAAGATCGAGCTTCACTTCACCTCCAACAGGAAAGGCCGCCATCAGCTGTAAGCCTGAGCTGGCGGCTGGTTGTAGCCGCTGAACAGGGACATCACGTCCCGCAGTGCGTTGTTCTGGTCGGTCGGTGACGCCGCAAGATTCTTCGCGGTCTCCGAATTCTGCTGCGCCATCTGTGACTGCGCCGCTGCGTTCTGCGCCGCGATCCTAGCCTGCCGCAGCTTGTTGCGCGCCTCAGGTGATCTACTGATGCGCGGCGTGACTCCGATCATGTCGGAGAGTTCTGACCACAGCTCGTCCTCGTCGAGGTTGTCGATCATGTCCGGCTTCACCTGCTGCACGCTGCCGGCGATCGTCAGCATGCGCTCGACACCGGCGACACCGACCGCGCGCTGCGCCTGCGCGAGCATCGAGATGAACTCCAAGGTGAGACCCGAGGTTCCGATCTCCGGGGGTTCCGGCGGCAGCAGCCCGGCGGCCTCCAGTTCCAGGTAAGCGAGGTTGACCAACGGCGCCAACAGCTCGGTGTGCAACCGCTCGAGCACTGGCCCGAGCTGGATCAGCTTCTCCTCGTGTCGTTCGGCGACCTCGCGAGCCGTCATCCGAGTGTCGACACCCGCGAACGACAGCATCAAGAACAGGTCGGCGAAGAACGAGGCGCGAATGCGGTCTCGCACGTCGCGGATGTCTTCGAGCAGATGCGAGAGGTCGACGGTTGACTCGAACGCCGGCCGCACGCCCGTGCTCGGCGTGAGCGAGTTGACGTAGTTGACACCGCCGGGCGTCCACTTCAGCACGTTGGCTTTCGCCTCGGTCGGCGCCAGCATCGACGGCTTTGTCTTGAAGTCGATATTCTCGGCCTTGCGGAGCTGCTCGTGCTGCAGCTGCTTGACGTCGCCAAGCGCTTCCATGCCTGGACTGCTGCCGTAGGTCTCGCATGAGTCCGCGGCCCAACGTGGCGCCAGCACCGGGAAGTTCTCGAAGCCAGACTCGCGGAGCCACTTGCCCTCGTTGACGCCGACCTCGTAGTAGATCGACTTCCACGGCATGTTGAGGTTGTCGACCTTCTCGGGGTCACGGTCGTCACGCGGCTCGATGACATGACAGATTTGGACCGCATTGCTCAGGAAGCCCTTGTCGAACAACTGCTGCACCGAACTCGAGCAGTTCTCCCAGCCGAACTCGCGGACCGTCTCTGCAACCGTCTTCGTGAACCTGCGGTAGCAGGTGTTGACGGCGCCCTTGTAGTCCGTGGCCAGTCGATACTCACCGGGCGCGAGCGGGTAGCAGTGCAGCACGTTTTCCGGGTCAGGCAACACGATGCAGGCCGCCGTGCCGAACACGGCCAGCTCCTCATACATCGTGTGCAGCACGCGGTAGGTGTTGCCCTTCGCGAACACCTTCAACACGAGCTTCGTGACCTCGTCGAGCCAGAGTTTCACCGCTTGCTGACGGTTGAGCACCGGATCACCGGTGACGATGCGCACCCACGCTCGAGCGGGGCTCGTCGCGCCGGCCATGAGACCCGAACCGACAACACGCACCGATCGCGTGCCCGTGTTGTCGTAGATGCTGTTGTGCTTCTTCTGGCCGCGCGCCCCTCGGTCCTCACGTTCGACGAAGCGTCCGTTGCGCGGCAGGATATAGGTGCTCAGGTCCTGCCAGTGCGTCTTCCACGATCCGAACTCGGTGTCGAGCTGCAGCCATCGCGAGTCATACATCTCGCGCTCGGACAACCAGCTCGCTTGCTCAGCTCGCGCGACTTCGAGAACGGCAGGCATGCGTCATCCACCGAGTAGGGAATTGCTGGCCACCCCGGCGGACCCTGTCAACATCGTGCCCGAACGACCGCCACCGGTCTGCTGCGCGGCGAGCAGCGAAGCGATGTCGAGGTTCTGCTTCTGCTTCGCCTTGATCAGATCGTTCTCGGTGTTCTGCTCGTTCTTCAACGCTGCGTTCATCGCAGTCTGCTGCGCGCTGCGTTGCATCTGGCGGCCCTTGCGAGCTTGACCCGTCGAGTTGATGGCACTGTAGGTGCCAGACGCCGCCGCCAGCAACGTGCCTCCGATGTAGAGCGCCGTGCCCAGGCCTTCGCCTATCGCGAGCATCGAAAGAATCATGCTGGTCTCCGTTCGGTGTAGATCGTCTCGAGCACTTCGTAGCGACCCTTCTGCAGGATGAGGTCGAGAGTGCTCCCCGGTTTCGCGCCCCACAACATTCGCGCGCCGCGCGCGTCAGCCTCGTGCTTCATGCACGCCATCAGCCGCGTTCCGTTGCCGCACCGGCGGTAGCCGGGGTGCACGAAGATCGCTTGCGGCTTGCAGACCAGGATGTCGGCGAACGGCTGCGGCGTGCACGTCGCTGTGGCGTAGCCGATCAGCCGTTGCTGCATCGTGAACGCGCCGAGTGTGACCAGCACGTTGCCTTCCTCAAGACCGAGGAAGATGCCCTCGTTGATGAACAGAGGCTCGCCGAAGTTCCCCACCTCGTCGAAGTGCATCCTGAACAACTCGCGCCCCTGAGTCAGCAACTGCGCTACCGGAACGTGTCGCACTTCCGCGGCAGCAGCGTGAGTCTCGTTCAGCGTCTTGGCCACGCCGCAGAACGCTAGCAGACGCCTCGAGACTTATGGGGTCGGGCTGTTGAGGATCGCGTAGGGGTCGTAGCCGCGATCGATTCGTTCGTGCCCGCCGACGATCTGGCGCAGCAACGAGACCTTTGGCGTGTCGATCAAGGCTAGGATCGCCGCAGTGCCGTAGTCGGGTGAGCGGCCGATCGCTTTGATGATGTCGTCTCTGCTCTGCACCTTGATCGCTTGCCCCGGCAGCGAATACTTCGGCGCGCAGAGATCCGCGCGCAGCCGCTTGTGCGGCGGCAACTCGATCGCGTTGTTGTTCAACGGATCGAGCGCTTCGCGCATCTTCCACCACAGGTAGGAGCGCAGGTTCGTGAAGCGCAACCGGCCATGCTGGTCGGTGGCTGCCGACACCAGCTCACCGAAGTTGACGCCGATGGCTTGCAGCTGGAGCTGCATCAGGAAGCCGTAGGTCATCGCACCGGGCCCGAGGAGGTCGACGTGAATCACCGCGTTGTCGCGCAACGCGGCCACGACCTGCGACCCGCTCTGCGCGCCGTCAGGGATCTCGGATCCCTTGTGCGCAATCGGCTCGTCGAACCAGTTGGCGTGCCGCCGCATGATGACGTGCTCGTCGGCGCCGCCCATCGCGACGTCAACACCCATACTGTCCATCACCGGCTTCTTCGGACGCGGCTTCCAGCGGGCCATCGCGGCATCGACCCAGGCCGTGGGGATCACCTGGAACGCGTCCTCGCGCATGCCAGCCTTGAAGTCGCCCTTCAGCATCTGCGAGCGCAAGGGCTCGGGCAGTGCTTGCAGCGTGCGCATGTAGCCGGTGCCGGCGAGGAACGGATTGTCCGTCACGCGCGACGGAATGAAGGTGCGGCTCTGCGGCTTGATCACGTCCTCGAGCCGATGCTGCGCCGGGTCGAAGTCATAGACCCGTGTCACGTTGTCGGACGACAACACGAAGGCGCGGTTGTCTGGCACCTCGATGTCAATACCGGCGATCGTGGCGAACCACCGCAGTTCGCCGGGCAACGCCGGGTTCGGGTGCAGGTCGTCAAGCCACGGAGCGAAGAACGAGATGATCCATCGCCCCTCGACTGTCGACGGCGGGTTGAAGGTCAGCACGATGCGCACTCGCTGCTCGGGCTGCACCGTGCGCGCCCACGCGAACAAGAAGCGCACCTGCTGCTCTCTCATGTTCGTCGCTTCGTCGAACGCGAGCAGATCGTGAGGCCGGCCGCGATACTTCTGCTCGTCGCCGATGTCAGGGAACGAGCCCAGCTCGATCGCGCACGGCACGCCGTCGGGACGCGTGAACGACCACCGCTGTTCGCGGCCGTTGTAGTTGTCGGGCGGCAGGATCTCGCGCAGGCGGATGTTCAGGCCGGCCAGCTCGGTGCCGTTCTCGCGGAACACGATCGAGTGTCGGTGACGCGTCAACGCGAGCCCGAGGATCCAGTCGCTTTTGCCGCCGCCGCCTGCGCCCCCGAAGCCGGTGATGTCGGCATGCGAGTCAGTCGCATCAGTCTGCGGGCCCTCGAGCGGGTGCCAGAGTTGCGCGTCTTCGTCGAGGATGGAGTTTGCTTCGAGCAGCTCCTCGATCGTGAAGTGCTTCAGAATCTCAGGGTCGAACTTCGGCATGCTCGAGACGCTCTGTGAGACGATGAATGAGCTGCTCGCGCATGATGTTGTCTTCCTCGGCGCGATACCGCGAGGGCTCACCGGTCAACTGAGCCAGTGTCACGTCAACGTGCGACCACGCTTCGAACGGGCCAGCTTTGAATCGAGTCACATAGGTCGGCCACGTGCGACCCTCGCCGTCCGAGACGATCATCACGCCGTAGTCCATCCTCTCGATGCCGTGCAACAGATCGCTGCGCAGCGGCTCCCGCAACGCCTGCAGCGTCTGCTGGTAGCTAGTGCCAGTGAGAGACGGCGAGGGGTTCTTCGCCAACGCCGACGGCGCGTAATGCTGCGCCACCGCGGCGAGCATGGCGCCGCCGATTCGGCGGAAGAAGGATCGACGGTTCATGGGAGATGGGGTGGTTGACGAGAGTTGAACTCGCGACCTTCGGAGCCACATTCCGACGCTCTACCGGGCTGAGCTACAACCACAGTGTTCACTTGGTGGCCTTGAGCAGACGACAGACGTTCGTGCTGATCTTACGCGGCGGCAACTGTAGCACATCACCCATGCCAGGGCAGAGCCACGCAAAGTCCTGCGCGTTCGTCGCCTGCTGCATGTATTGCGCCCACACCGAGCGCGCCTTCTCATCGCGGCGGTCGTTGCGCAGCACGGTGGCGACTGCGAGCGGACAACCGAACCAATCGTAGGCCCCGGTCGGCACCTCGGCGCCGTCAGCTGCGATCACGTCGCGGAAGGTCCACTGGCCGCCGATCTTCACCGCGGCGTCGCGCATCACGGCCTGCGCGGCCTTGAACGCGACCTTGCGACCATCAGGGCTGTCGACCAGCTGACTCATGAGATCCAAACCGAACGATCCGGCAGCCTGTTGCCACGGCATCCAGCGCATTCCGGGGCCGATGCGATCGTCTCTCCTCCAGTCCCACACGGCGCCGGGGATCGACTGGTAGGCCGGCACGATGACCTCGTTGACCCTGTCCTTGGCGCGAACGAGAACACGATCTGCGAGCGCGCGATCGGCGAGGTTGTGGAAGCAGTGGTAGACGAGCAGACCTTCCCAGCACGTCGTGCGCGCGGCGAACGGGATCGAGAGATACGGCAGCCGCTCCGGGTCGACGCGGAACATGCCGAGGTAGATCATCGCTTGGTGGCGCAGCTCTTCCTGCAACACGTCGCTGTCAATCAGCCGCGCGCCCGCGGCTTGGCGGTTCAACAGGAAGTGCTCGTCATCAGCACCATGCCAACCGTGCGACTCCTCCAAGCTGAGGCCACGTTCCTTGCCGAGCCAGTCGGGCACGTAGAGGTAAGGCCGACTGTCCCAGTATGCGAGGTTCGGGTGATCGTCGACATCGACGACGCGCCCGTTCTGCTCGTAGAAGTGACACGGCCGCGCCCACCGCTTCAGGTCAGCGAGATAGGTGATCGTCTCCGCGCCGACGCCACTGCCAAGGAAGCATTCGCCGCCCTTGAAGACTTGATCCTCCTGCGCCCCGCTGTCGCGACTGTTGCGGTTCGGCCCGAGTAACGCAGGCTCCCAGGTGAAGAGACGACGCACCGACTCACCGAGGCGCGCATCGCGCCACTTCTGTGGCTCGATGTCGTGCGACGTGTAGGGATTGCCGAGCCCTGGCCACAGCTCGTCAACACCGATGCCAGTGACACCGAGGTTCGCCACCGCGTTGATCGTCGCCTCGTCGATCACGCCGTCAGCCGCCTGATCTTGCGGCCACGCGAACGTCACTGGCATCGGGCGACCCGCGCCGTCGGCAACGATGTCGTCGCCGATGCTGACATACGTGCCCACGATCGGACCGGGCGCGACAAGACCAGGGACGAGCACCTGCGCGTCACCCCAGGCGAGCAACAGCGCAGGTAGCGGCTCTGTCATCAGCGTCGAGAAGCTGCTCGATGAAACGATCAACAGTTCACCGCTGCACCAGGACTGACCGGGGATCCAGTGCACCCACAGCTTCAGCAGGAAGGTCGTGCCGACGCGCGCGAGGTAGAGCAACCGGATGCCGGCCCCGTCCGTCGTCATCACCGGGTCCGCGAATGGCGCCCCGTTGATCGTTGGCGAGCCGCTGAACCACGTCTTGACGTGCTCGGGCGGACGCGGCGGTTTGCGGGTCGTCTCCACCGAAGTGGACAGATCGAGCTTGATCTCCTGCCCCGGCAGCAACGCGACCTTGAAGTCGACGCCGCGCGACTTGCGGCCCGTCTGCCGGCCGACGAAGTAGGTGATCTCCTGTCTGTCGTGCTTCACGATGCCGCGTTGGTGTGGCGGCACGGGGTCGCAGTTGACACGCACGAAACCGGCGAACGGGAACTCAGACCGGTTGGCGAGGATGACACTCATCGTGGCACCTCGGTGTTGTCGATCTCGACCAGCACGCGCGCCATCGCGACGCAGTCCTGGTAGTTCTTCTCCGCGTTGTCGCGGAACGTGATCACGTCGAGACCGCGCGCAAGCGTCGACTTCCAGGCCTCGACGAAGAACACCGCGGCCAGCTCCTTCACGCGCTCGGGCAGCTTCATGCCCGGCACCCAAATCTTCATACCGCCCTTGCGGGCGTTGCGCTCACGTTCGACTTGATCGGTCACGGTCTCGGGAGGTTCGTTCATCGGGTTCGTTCGCAGAGTTCGATCAGGATCGGTCGGATGCGGCGCCAGTCGACCATCGGCCGGCCGCCAGTAGGAGACTTGATCAGCGGGATGCCAAGACCCGCGTCGTCGATGTAGACCTGCGCGTAGGCCTTCGGCGAGCCGCTCCAGTCCTGCTCGGGGTTCACGTTGACGCCCCACGGCTCGACGCCGCGCTCGCGCAGCCACTCGACCGCAGCCGTGAGGAGGTCGCCGCCTGACATGCCGTCGCTGCGCATCGTCCACAGGATGATGCGTGCCCCGAGCGAGACGCAGTCGCGCAGCGTCACGATCGCGCCCGGCACCTCGTCGCCGATCGCAGGGAACTTGTGCTCAACGAGCGTGCCGTCGAAATCGACCGCGATGATCAGGCCAGCCATAGACAGTCAGCTTACTGGCTTCGCTCAGTAGAGCGCAACAACTACCCCGGTGGTGGCCGCGTTCACGCGCTTCACTGGGTAGGGGATGACCGCACCGCACGGGATCGCGGTGTAGGTGATCAGCGAGTCATCGGGCAGAACGCACACGATGTTGCCGGTGGTGATGACCTGCAACGCTTGCGGCAACACCGGGATGTCGACCGTGTCGCTCTTCGTGACCTGGACCGCGTTGCCGTAGAGTTCGGGATGCTGGGACGCACGCGTTGGGAGTGGAAGGACAGCCATGCCGCGAGTCTAGCGAGCTGAACCTTCGCCGTCACGTTCCGTGTTGCGCTCGCTGGAGCGGCGCGTGTCGGCCCGCCTGCCGCCCTCGACGCTGCGCTCGAGATTGCGCATGCTGGACGGGGGCACGTTGTATTGCGCAATCTTCTGCGCTGCACTGGGATCGATCGCCGCGCCGTCGATCGCGCCATCAGCGATCACGCCGGCCGTGATCACGTCGGCGCTGAGGCTGACCGTTTCGGCCACCGGCACGCCGGGCGCGCTCCCCGGCAGCACGACGCGGAAGCTGCCGACGATCGCAACCACGGTCTGGCCGTCGACCGTCTCGTCGTCTGGCTTCAGCACGACGTCGAAGTTGCTGCCCAAGTCGTAGAAGCTGGAGTCGGCACTCAGGTCGATCGTGATCTGGTGCAGCCCGGTGACGCTGTCGAACGGACTCGTCATCGTGACGCCGGCAGTCGACTCGGTGGTGCCGCCGTTCTTGTAGACGCGCACGTCGGCCGCTTCGAACGCAGTGCTCGGGGCCACCGCGGCGCCGACCGCCGAGTTCGTCGTGAACAGGAACCGCACCGTGCCGAGGAACTCCGCATACTTCACGGTCGAAGCCATGCCGGTCAGAATACCATCGTGCAGCCCAGTTTCATCGGCAAGGCTGCAGTTGACGAGCGGTCGGCCGCCTGGGTCAGGCATCAGCTGCTCTCGTGGGCCTCGACCGCCTTCTCGAGGTTGCGGATCGCGTCGCGCAGATCCTTGTCGAGACGTTCGCTGGCGCGTTGGTGGAAGATCGCGGCGTCGAGGACACGCTTGAGCATCTGCACTTGTTCTTCGGTGAGGTTCATGGCTTGGTTCCGTTGTTGACTGTAATGCGACGCACCTGCGCGTCCTTCGCTCCAGTGATCTGTTGACGGTGGGCCTCGGCTCGAGCGGTCGCCGAGGTGAGGATCGACTGCAGCCGCGCGGCGCGCTCGACGTCCGACATGCGGGTCGAGGGCGAGCTGATCACGGCATCGAGCACGTCGGCGTCCTTGCCGCAGAAGCGATCGAGCAGCAGACGGGCCGCAGCCACGTCGCCATTGCGCGCGAGCAGGAACATCGAGCGGAAGATGTCGATGATCACATCCTCACAGAAGCCGCCGTGGGCCTCGACGTATTCGCGCACCACCGCGTTGAAGTTGTAGTAGCCGCGCCCTCGCAGCGCACCGCGACGCGCGTTCGGGTTCGGAGGGAACATGCCCGTCACCGGGTCGCGGCGCGGCGGCAATACCTCGCGCAGGAAGGCGGCTTTCTCTTCGTCCTCGCTCAGCATACAGGCTGTTCCTCGCGCCACGCGGACACACAGCGCCCGCAACAGAAGTAGTGCCCCTCGAGACGCCACGCGCCACTGCTGTAACAAGGGTAGCCGCAGAACTCGCAGGCCGGCGGCGTGTGCCCGCCGAGGCGCCGCGCGGTGGCCCACGCCTCAGCGCAGTGCTCACCGCACAAGCGCATCAGCTGCTCGTAGGCCTTGGTCGTCTCTTCGTTCACGCGCGCTCCGGCGGCTTGCCGCACGATGGGCAGAACTTGATGGCAAGCGGCACCTCGTCGCCGTCGCCGCAGTCGATCCTGATCCAGAACGCGCCGCGCTCGTAGCGGATGAACGCACCACAGCACGGCTTGCACTTCGCGAGTGCCTGCTCGGCCATCGAGCGCGCATACTCGGCGTCGGCCTGTTCCTGCGTCTCCGAGAAGTCGCGAGTCGCTCGAACACCGTAGTGCATCGGACGGAAGAATGGCGCGGGGCTGTTCAGCATTGGTGAGGCCTGATCTGGTGGGCCACGATCTTGCGCAGCCATCGGTAGCGTATCACGACACCGCGCTCAGCGAACAGCGCGATCAGCTCGCGGCAGCTCACGCCCTGCGCCTCGTAGAGGAAGCGCAGCTCACGCACGAGCGCGTCGCTCTGCGTTGCACGGCCGTGGCTCTCGCCGACGCGATAGCCACGCACGTTGCGTGTCACTCGCTGTTTGGCTGGGTCCACTCCCCGCATCGCACCACAGCTGGAGGAAACGCCCACGTCGCTTGCTGCATGCCCACCTGACCGTTGGGCTGCGGGACCGGGATCGGCGGGATGAAGATCGGCGGGTAGCGGCGACACAGGCCGCCCATCGTGCGCCAGCGACAGCTGCCGCACGGCGGCTTGTCGAGGTCGACCGCGCCTTCAGCTCCCACGACCGGATTGCCAACGATGTGCATGGGGGCAGCAGGTTACGTTTTGGCTTCGTGCCGCGCAAGCAGAGCCGGGGGCAGCTTCGCATTCGCTGCGTTGTCGACCGCGATTGCGTCTTCCAGTTGCCGGCGGCAGTGCCCGATCCACGACTTGCGCTGCTCACGATCGAACGCAGCTTCGATCATCTCCACCGCGCTCTTGATCTGCGCAACACGCTCGCGCAGCACGCTGCGTATGCCCTCGATGTCGGGCGGCAGCGGCTGGGTCTCCACGAGTGCGTGGAGATCCGCGACGCTGTCGGTGTCGAACTTCTGGCCAGCTTTCAAGACAAGGATGCTCACGTCGTCTCCTTCGGTGGGTTGGCGGGATACTGCACGTCTTGCGGCCGAAGCAATGGCTCGGGCGCCGGCAATGCGTAGAGCTTGCCTCCGCGGCGATGCCACGTTGGCCCGTCTGCGTCAGGCGCGCCCGGTTGCAGCGCGCGCACGATCGGCTCGCGCGCTCGCTCGAGGCCCTCGAGCGGTGTTGACACGAGACTGTCGCGCCAGCATCGCCAGAATGGGTTTGGGCACATTCGCTGTCCGTAGTCGAAGCCACCGCACTGGCACTCCTTCCTTCCTCGGCCACAGTGCACGTAGTTGCCGTTGTCGATGCTCGTGACCAACGTGACCAGCTCCTCGACCGTGCGCTGCCCGACGAACGCGCGCAGCTGCTTGCCGCCCTCGGTGAGCCAACCGTAGCGCGGCGAGCTGCCATACTCGACGATGTCGCACTTGCACAGCGCGTTGATCATCAGCCACGCGACCGTCGGCGTGAGCACCTGCTCCAACATCTCGAACTGGTAGCTCTGCCCGAACGGCGTCAGCGCGAGGAACGTCTTCAGCGCCGCGAGAATGTGCGGCTCACCAGTGCCGTAGCTGAAGCCGAACGCGTCAGCTTCCCAGTCGACGAAGTGCTGCTCGATCGTCTTGCTAGGTTCCACGCAACACCTCCGCGAGGAACTTGTCAGCGTCCGCCTTCTCCTTCGCGAACTTCGCGCGCAACGCTTGCACGCCTTCAGCTCCCTCGACCACGCGCGGTATCGAGTCGACATCCGGCAGATCATCAGGCGACACCATCACCGTGGGCCCAGGTGCATCGAGCATCGTGCGCGAGAGCACGCGCCCGTGCACCGAGTCTGCGGGCCCCGGTGCTTGCGCCAGCGCTGCCGGCGGGTTCGCAGCCATCACTGCCGCAGGGTCGTGCGCGAGTGTCTCACGCAGCTCACGCAGCCCGAAGTCCTCACGCAGGTCGGTTCGCTCCTCCTCGACATCAATCACCGGCTCGGTCACGCTCGGCGGCTTGCGCGGCTTGCGCGCTTTGTAGCTTTTGGCCGCGGCCTGCGACTGTGCCTCGAGCGCAGCGACGTTGTGCTTCACGCTGGCCGCGAGCAGATCGTCGTGGCTACGCAGGAAGTCGAGGAAGGTCTCGAGCCGAATCACCGCGAGCCACGACAGGCGATTGCTTCGCCACGCCACCACCGGCTCCTCGTCGTCCGGCGCGTCGCGTTCAGCCTGCTCGAATGCCTCGCGCAGTTTCAGCTTCTCGGTTCGCTTACACTCGAAGTGCCAGCCCTCGGGGCCACCGATCACGTCGGCCTGATCTACACCGCTGCGCTGCTGTCCGCGGCGCGCAGTCGTGTAACCGAAGCGCCGAAACAGTTCGCTCAACTCTCGCTCCCCCACCGCGCCCTTGGTTCTGGAGTTCTTTCTTTTCATGGTCGCCTTCGACTGTTGTGACTCATTCGAGTGTTGAGTGTTGCTGACTGAGTGTTGCTACTATAGTAGCAACACAACAGTCATGTCCCGACTGTTGTCAACAGTCCCACAACAGTCGGAACAGTCATAAGTCTAGTATCTACAACGCCTGTTTTGCACGCTCGACCGCATTACGACTGTTGTGATCCTCGTCACAACAGTGGACACCACAACAGTCACTGTTGTGCACTGTTGTGGCACTGTTGACAACAGTCGTGCAACAGTCACAGCATCACCCTGTCCTTGATCTCTTGCGGCAGCTTTTCGAGGCGCAACGTGAGCGTGAATCCGCTCCTCGGGGCAGGCATCTCGATCAACGCTCCCACCCCCACCAGCCACGTGCGCGCCTTGGCCAAACGACGCGCATTGATCCCCGTCGCTTCCATCGCTTCACGGACCCCCATCGCGCCCTGCATCAGCAGCACGCGGCAAAGGGAGGTGATGTCTGAGATCCGTTCCATGTCCAAGGCCTCACCGCTCTTCACGTCCTCGAGATCGAGCGGCTTGAAGGCAGCATCCTCGACGAAGGTCTGCTTGTCACGGTCCAGCTGCAGAAAGATGCCGTCCTGGTCACCGCGGTGCGAGGGCCCGTGCTTGTTCTTCGCCACGCGCAGCTCGACCTTGTCGTGCGTCCCAGGCACGCTGCGCAACGCGAGCAGCACACGAGCCGAGAACTCGATGGCGCCACTCTCCTTCGCGCTCGCGAGATCCGCGACCTGATCCTCGACGCGTTTGTGCTTGTAGGCTGCGCGCGACATCTCGCTCGTGATCAGCATCAGCATCCGGTAGCGCGTCGACCCGGTGCGAATCGCACGCACGCGGTGGGTCACGATGCGATAGAGGGACTCGTCTGGATTCTCACCACCACTGCGCGCTGTCTGCACGGTGTCAACCATCAGCACGCACGGCGGACGCCACGGTATGCGAGGGTCCCACCCTGAAGGCGCCGGGCAGCGTTTCTTCGCGAACTCGTGCAGGCGGTGCGCAGCCTCTTCGATCGAGGTCTCTGGATCGAACAGCAACAGCGGCAACTGCTCGAGCGCTTTGCGAACACGCTGCAGTGTCGCCTTGGTGCGCAGCTCGCAGTCGACACGCGTGATGTCACGCCGCTGCGCGAATCGCATCAACAGGTCACCTCGCTCTTCGTCAACACCGAGGATGCCGCAGCAGATGCCTTGCCCCACGTAGTGGTCGATGATCTGCAGGTTCAGGCCTGTCTTGCCGGCGTCAGGGGCACCGACCGTGTAGACGCGCGAGCCGAGCACGAAACCCCCACCGGTGAGCGCATCGAGTGATGGTATGCCCGTGGGCAAGTGCACCAGCTCACCCTCGTTCTCCCACTCGCTGAGCACCGCGTCGACCGAGCTATCGACGAGTGGCTTCGCCGGCAGTGCTGGTTCTGGTGCTGGGTGCCCTGGCAGACCAACGGGAGAGCCGATCGGGAACAAGCTGACCGCACTGGCGTGCCCGTTCTTGCCGGCCGCGCGTGCCACGTCACGCTCGACCCAGTCCTCACGCATGTATTTGCCGGGGTCCCTGCTGTTGTCGACTTCGCCTCTGCCCCACGCAGTCTCGTTCAGCAGGAACTCGACGGCCGCGTCGCCGTGCCCGCGCGCAGCCTCGAGCACGAGGTGCTCGAGCATGTGGAACGCTTCGCTCGCCGACTTGTTCGGCATCACCGCTTCCCAGTCAGCGATCAGCAGCTCGGGGCCGTGCTTGTGGTGCACGATCGCGGCCTTGATCTCTTCCATCGAAGGCGGCTCGCCTTCGCCCTCGGGCAGCTTCGCCTCTTTCTTGTCGTAGACGCCGCGCAGATCGAACTCCTCGATCAGCCAGCTCAGATCGAGCGCGGTGATCTGCTGCGAACAATCGGCTAGCCAGTCGAGCGTCAACGTCATGTAGCCGTGCGCGGTGAACAGTTGTAGCTCGGGCTGCTTGCCGGCGACGAGGCCAGGGTGCGGCACGCCGGCTTTCGCTTTCAGGCCCTCGAGCTGCTCGGGGCGCACGAGTCCGTAGATGTGCAGCCCGCCACCCGATGGCGAGACCTCGGTCAGCGGGCGCCCGAGCTTGTCGAGAATCTCGAGGGCCCAAGGCGCGGTCTTGCCGGTCTCAGGATCGCGGCAGCTGTCCAGATCGATGCCGATCAGCTGCGCCGGTGAACCATCGCTGAACTGCGTCTCGATGCCACCGGTGAAGATCAGCCCTTGTCCTGTGGCGTGAGTGCGCGGCGTGTCCTTGACCTGATCCCAGCTGCGGCCGGGCCTCAGCGTCGACTGGTCAGGGGCCTTGGTGGGGCGTCCGCCGGCCGTTGGCTGCAGATTCCAGAGGCAGAAGAGGCGCCTTGAAACGAGAAACGAGGGTAGGTAGGGTTGCATGTGGTTGGTCTCCTCCTGGGCGGCGCGTTCGGCTCTCTAACTGGTCGGACGCGCCGCTTTTTCATCTGAGGCAAGGTAGAGGTTGACGCTAGGGTGTCAACAGGTAGTCTTCCGGGCATGCAACTCTACCCCCACCAGGAAGCAGCGGTGCAATGGCTCATCGACCACAACCGCTGTGGGCTCTTCGATGAACAAGGGCTCGGCAAGACCATCTCGGTGATCGTTGCCGCGTCGAGGCTGAAACTCAAGAGGGTGCTGGTGGTGTGCCCCACGAGCGTGCTCCACAACTGGCAGCGTGAGATCGAGCGTTGGGACGGCCGGCCCGCCCTGCGCACGCAGGTGATCCAGCACGGCACCGCCACCGTGGCGCCAGTCCACTACACGATCATGTCGCACGGCATGCTGCTGAAGCCTCTGATCGTGAAGCAGCTCCGTGGCTTCGACCTGATCGTGCTCGACGAAGCGCACGCGATGCGCAACGCGTCCGCGATCCGATCGCGCGTGTTCTACCTCGGTGACGCTTTGTGCCGTCGCACGCCGCGCACGTGGGTCCTCACCGGGACGCCGGTGCCCAACAATCCGAGCGAGCTGTGGACGATGTTCGCGGGCCTCGACCCGGAGCGTCTGCGCCTCGACGGCAAGCTGATGAACTCGGTCCAGTTCCGCGACCGTTTCTGCGAGATTCAGGTGAAGCGCTACGGCACGAGGAGCAAGGTCGTGGTCACTGGCTTGAACAAGCTCATGCTGCCCGAACTACGTGAGCGCGTGAAAGGCTTCGCGCTGCGTCGCCTGAAGAGCGAAGCACTGAGCCTGCCGGCGATGCGCTGGTCGACGATCACGTTGACTGCGGACGCGACACCGGACACGGCCGGGATGCGGCAAGCGATGAATCCGCATGTCATCGACGACGTTGTGCTCGAGGCAGTGCGCAACGAAGCGAGCTTCAGTGAGTGGCGTCACGCCTGCGGGCGCGCGAAGATCGAGCCTGCGTGCGAGATGTTGGAGAACGACCTCGACAGTGGCATGCACAAGGTCGTGGTCTTCGCGCACCATCGCGATGTGATCGAGGAAGTCCGCGCTCGCTTGTTCCCGATCTATGGCGCGCAAGCGATCACCGGTGCCACTGCGTCGCGCGATCGACAACTCTACGTCGACCTGTTCCAGAACGATCCGCAGACGCGCGTCCTGGTCTGTCAGCTGCAGGCCGGTGGGCAAGGTGTCACGCTGACCGCGGCGCAGGATGTCGTGTTCATCGAGCAGTCGTTCATCCCCGGCGAGAACGCGCAGGCCGCGGACCGTTGTCACCGCATCGGGCAGACCAAGCCGGTGCTCGTTCGTTTTCTCTCGCTTGCCAGATCGATCGACGAACGTCTCGTCGAGATCCTGGCGAGGAAGTCTCAGATGATCAAGGAGGTGCTGCAGTGACTCTTTCCCCTGACCGACTGCGCGAACTGCGCGACATTTACCACCAGGGCCTTGAAGGCATGGTGATGGACTTCAACGAAGCGCGGCTCGTCATCGACGAGTTGATCGCTGCGCGCGAGGCTGCTGTCGCCACCGACGCCGAGGTGGAGGCGGCGATCGATGCCTTCCATCATGCAAATCGCAAGCGAGACGTTGAAGCCGCCCGCGCCAAGCTGAGATCGCTGTTCCGGCAGCAGCCCGCGCCGCGACTGACTTTCAATGAG